GATAGCGGGGAGTTACCGCTAGGTGCTATACCAAAATACTCCCGGCACGTCTTTGGAGGAAGATGTTTAACCCAGAAATACACCTAGACTCGCAAGAGCTAGCAGATTTGGCAGGAATTGTTGCACATCCGGGAATCAAGGTTTTACATAAGATTGCTAGAAGTTGTATAGATCAGTTTATGGTAGATTGTATCAACCAAGAGACTGATACAGCTATCCTTTCTTCCCACAAATCGGCAAAGGTTGCCGCACAACTGTTTACTTCAGTTGTAAATAGGGTAAACGTTGAAATACACGATTACGTGCATCGCGTAAAGGATACGGATGTACCGGAAGATGTTACAAAAAATCTAGACTTAGGTGACACGTCCGATGAATTAGAAGAGGAGCTAATTTAAATGGCAGAACAAATTTATAAGTATCAGCCTGTCGATGAATCGGGCAGACCCATAGGTGGGGCACAAGTTATTAAGTATAACTCGCCCGATGAACTAACAGAAAAGTTAGTAGAACAGAATCAATTATTAATCAGAAAGTTAAGAACTGAGACTAGAAAAGTTCGTTTAGGCATTGTTGACAATGAAGAGATTTCAGACGATGCCGAAAGGATTGTTACTCCTGTAGAGTTCTCCCCGAGAGTACTGACAGACGAAGAAAGATACGATCTATCAAGAAAGTTGCTAGACCCAACTACCGCCGTTGACGCGACTTCCACGTTATTTGAAGCGGCTGTCGGAGCACCGATCAACCAGATTGGTAAAGTTCTACACGATGTTCAGAGAGATAATCTTAGGCTTCGCGCAAAGTTAGAAGCAGATGCGTTTGTGTCTGATAACCCTGACTACTACCGTTGTAGCGAGAATCTAGAAGCAATTACGTCTTGGATGATTAGATATAATCTAGCTCCTGTTAAGGCAAATTTTCAGAAGGCTTTCGATACTTTAAAAGCACAGAACGTACTAACACAGGCACCCACAGAAATTGTCCCAGAACCAATTCCCGTTATTGTTCCAGAAGTTGTTCCTGTTCCTGAAGTTCAGCAACCTGAAAGAATTGTTAAGAGAATCCCAACAGGACTAACAAGAGAAGAAGCTAGCGACACCGGTACTCCTCCCGATCCCGGCAGCGATATTGTGTACGAACTAGTTGTCGGTGGGCAAAAGAAAATCTACACAGGACTCGCAGCAGTCTCGGCCATGTCTTCAGAAGAATACAAGAGACGCTTGTTAAGTGATCCGACATTCGGAAAGAAAGTTGATAAGTTAGAAGCCGATTTGAGGAAGAAATGATTAGGGAGTATTGCCATGAAGACATAGAGGCAATATTCAGGATTAATAAAGAATCTTTTGATAGACCACAGCCAAATGTAGGACTATTGGCAGAAATTCATAAAGGACGCACATTAGTTGCAGAAGTTGACAACAAAGTTGTCGGATTCTTAGTGTCCATAATTGTTAATAGTCAGGTACACATTTACAACATTGCGATAACTCCCGCCCACAGAGGCAAAGGAATCGGAACGCAGTTATTGCAAAAGATTGAAGAATTTTATAAAGGACTCCCATTCGGTCTATTAGTCCACATGGAAAATCCTGCACAAAGACTATATTTCGACATAGGATATAGAGTAACAGATGTTAAAAAGGATTATTATTACCCCGATCAACATGCTTTGGTCATGGTAAAACAATCAAATAATCTTAGCTAGTAGTCGGATTACTACTGCAAACCAATTTCGTGAGGTTATCTAGTTGAAGTCTTAACTAGATCAGAAACTACCAGTCGGATTACTGGCAAGGCTGACGACAAAGGACAGATTTTTAGTTTGGAGGAATTGAAAATCCTTTTAAGAGAAACTAATGGCTAATTATAGTCCAGCTAGTAACCTACAGTCTAACCTACCTCAGAGTACGGTTAGATATTATGATAAAAAGTTTAGAGAAAATCTAAAAGCACAGACTCCTTTCGTAGCTTGTTCCGAACGTCTTGATTTGCCAATGAAAAGTGGTAATCAATATGAGATGTTTATGTATGTGCCCTTTGCGGCAAATACTACTCAAGTTTCTGAAGGTACTGTTGGTGCAGGTATCTCTATTAACGTTCTAACAACCACTGCTACCATCGGTGAATATGCTGATTATGCAAACTTCTCCAGCCTATCCTTAGCAACAGCTATTGATAACACTGTTGAGAATGTTGCTCGTGAACTTGCATACCGTCTTGGCGAGTCTCTTAGTGGTCTTGTCCGTGCAACTGCTGACGGTGCGAGTGCTACTGATAGTTCGGTTCTAACTTCGCTTGCAGCGACTTCGACAACCGCGTTTACTACTTTGAGTCTAACTCAGATTCGTAACTCGGTTCAGAGTCTTGCTGGCCGTTCGGTTAGACCTTTTGATGAGGCTTCTAAGGCATTCTGTGGCGTCATACATCCTTTCGCTTTAGGTGACGTGTTAGCAGATAATAGTAATAATGCTCCTATCGACATTTTGAAGCACACTCCTGTGGGTCTTGCTCGCATGGAAGACTTGCTATCGACTGATCTGACCGAAATGATCGAAATTCCTTCGACTGGTGTTCACTTCTTCCAGACGAACCAAGTTACTCAAACAACCAATTATAAGAGTGTGACAGGCTTAACTGCTCTGCGTACTTATATCTTTGGTCGTGACGGTATCTTCTCGATTAAGCTTGGTGCTCAGGGTGATACTGGTTTTGGTGACGGGGCATGGCAGAACATTAAGTGCAATATCGTGCAAAATGCTGAACCTACCGTTGCTGATCCCGAAGGACTCATTCCCGGTTAATAATTCGTCTGACCGGTTTATCTACCCAAGTGTGGGACGAGCTATCGTGTACATTTCACGACTAGCCTTGGGCCAGATACTACGATTAACTTGTTTATAATCAATAACATACAGGTCGTAGTTAAATTATCTCTGATTGACTTGAACGCTGAAATGCCAACAAGGCGGAACCCGCAAGGGACCGTGAGAGACTAAGCGAGATAACATCTTAGCAAAGATGATGCGATAGTCCGACCTTATAGGAAAAACAACTATAAGAACTAAGCAGAAATGACTTAGTAAAGTTGAATAAACTTTTAACAAATGTGCCGTATCCGCGAGATTGACGCCGCAAGCGCAATCAGTTAAATCTCAGGGGGTAGCCAGTCTATCCCCTTTACTTTTCACCAAAAGTGTGATATAGTAATTAAATGAAAGCACATCCGATAGAAATCAGAAATAAAGTTTTAGAATTACTAATTAAGAAAAGATCATATAAAGAAATTGTCCAGAGAACGGGAATTTCAGCCGGTACAATCGAAGATTGGGCAACTGATTGGAGAAAAGACGGCAGTCTACCTTCCTATGTTAAAGAAGGTATGCGGTTTTCGCAAAAAGCTAAAAATATGTCTAATGGGTACTATCCTGTACTTAGAAAGAGATATTTAGGCATGAAATGGACGGATAAGCAGGAAAGCCGTGAGTTTGGATTTAACAATCCTACTGAGGCTATTCATTATTTTTTGGATGATAGTGGGAATCCAAGACCTTGCGCGTATTGCGGGTTGTTTCCCTTGTCTGGAAAAGTATGGGGATTAGATAGGCTAGATTCTTCCAAGGGGCATATTCCCGGAAATTTAGTTCCGTGCTGTTCCAGTAGTCCTGAAAGTCCTTATATGTCTTGTCAAACAAGTAAGTCAAAATTTACACTAGATGGTTGGATGCGAGCTTCTATGTCCAGAGCTAATGGTTGTCAGGTTTCTGATGAATCCGTTTTTAAAAGACTGGAAGTTATAAAAGATTTAGCTAAAATGCTAGAAACTAAGGGAGCCTAAACCGCTCCCTTTTTAGTTTATAGTTAGAAGCGCGAATAGCGCAATTTCAAGGAGAATAATGGCTTTTGATAGAATTTTTCAAGGACAACCTTCTACCATCGCCGCAGGTAATACGCCCCTTTATGCCGCTTTAGGTGTAGATACAGTCGATTCGACTCTCTATATCAGCGCAGGCAATGGGTGGGTTCCGGCGACAGGTACAGCAGGAGCAGCTAGTTTAACAGCGCAGACTGCTAATAACGCGAACGTGCTTACTTTTACCGCGCAAGCGGCAGGTATGTATTTAGTTTCGCTTTATGAAGTTTCTACTAATACACCTACGGGTGCGACACTTCCCGCAATTACAGTTGTGTACACGGATGCAGCGTCTAACACTTCGGTTACTGACACTCTTGCAGATGTGACTTCGGTCAGTGCTGCCGGTGTGGTCAACCAAGGTACATTTAGAGTAAGCGTTGCTGCTGGCGGAACAATCGTGGTTGCAACAACAAGCTACGCCGCAGGAAGCGGTACGGCACTGGCCTATGCAGTTAGTGCGCGTGTTAGCTACTTAGGTTAATAGGAGATTATAAATGGCTTTTAATGCTACTACAGGTTTAGGCGTAGCTGCTAAGATTTTAACGACTGGCAATGATCCACAATACCCTGTCGGGAGTACTATTCCCGGTAAGAACACGATCATCCTTTCGTTGTCTGGTGTTGACTATCCTACAACTTTTCAATTAAATCCACAAATTGTGGATGTTTCTAACGCACAGGTTGACACCGGGTCTGCGTTGACGCTTACATCCGTTGCGGCATCGACAGTCGGTGTTTTAACTCTTACTTCGGTTGCTGCTACTACTGACGGCATTCACTCTGTTTACACCGGTACTATTACTGGTGGCGGAAGTAATGCTTTCAAGGGCTACACGTTTGTTATTGCAGGATTTACCAACGCTGCTAATAACGGATTATTTGCTGCTACAGCGTCTAGCACGACTACACTGACTCTGGTGAATGCTAATGCGGTTGCTGAGACACATGCAGGCACCGCCTCGGCTCAGGAAGGTACTGCTGTTTACACTGGTACTATCACAGGTGGCGGATCGAACGCGCTAGCAGGACAAGGATTTACGATTGCCGGATTTGTAACTAATCCTACTAATAACGGTACGTTTATTGCTACTGCCTCTAGCACAACTACGCTAACTTTGGCAAACCCAGATGCAATCGCAGAGACTCATGCTGCTACTGCTACTTCAGAAGAGAGCGGGACTAATCAGCTTACTTATGTGGTTTATCCTTCTAAGACGTTGACTGGTAACACCTATCAACCTTCTGGGACAAGTACAGCAGTTGCTTCGGTGTCGTCTACCGGGTTGCTAACAGCACTTGCTCTAGGTGCAACAGAAGTGGAAGTTTCTTTCCCAACCTTTAATAACTCTGAAGGAACGACTGGTGCGCCTTCTGGCAATCCTATGCACGGACTTCCTTTGGATAAAATCTACTCTAGTGTCAAGGTGAAAGTGAAAATCTAGGAGACAAAATGGCTTACGATGAAGAGGTAGAGGAGACTTTCGTTCTAAGACATAACAACAGGGCACAGCGGAGTGTTAATAGGCATCTTCGCCGTGCCCTAAAAAATTACCAACTACAGTCTGACAGATTGTTCTTAGAACTTTGCAGTGTAGACAAGTCGGCTGAAATGGCTTTAGAAAGACTATGGTCAGATGCAGGATTGACTTGTGATGTAACAGACTATGATGCGATTGTAGAAGGTATACTAAGTTTGATTTCACGTAAAGAATACGCCAAAGATGGATTATCGGAAGCGGACTAAGTATGTGGATATTTCTACTGACAAGGACGGCCATCCGAATCCGTAGACTGCACCTAATGAGAGTCATGGACTTCGCTATCGTGCAGACATGTTATTAATAGCTGGAGGGCTATGCAACCAACGGCACAAGAGATACAAAAGACACAAGGAACTAGGCTATCCGAAACTGCTCCGTGGCAGAGCTATGATGATGAAATGGGAACTAAAATGACTCCGCAACTAGCAGCACAAGTAGCGGAATACGCCCAAAAACATCACCATGACGGTCCTGTTAGTTCTCAGACTAAGGAGCTACTAGCAGAGCAGAGAGAGCTAAACGATGAACTAGCAAGACAGTATCAATGGGTTACGCCAGAAGAATATGCTAACCAAGAGGAAAGAGTAGGAAGAGTAATGCACTCTTCCGAACTAATAACTCTTTTAAGGAAGTCTGGATTAAATTGTTTTTATCGAGAACATCCACATCCTGATAAGGTAACCCTGTTAGTCTCTGTTAACGGCGGTCCTTTAGAAGTAGCCGCATGGTCGCAGTATGGCATGATGCCTGAGCTATCAATGTTTAACTTTGATGATCACGGTGTTCCATTAGCAGAGAAAAGACGGGGCTGGCGCACTGTCACTTTACAACTTATCCTTAAAGGATTGTTGACAGAAGAGAAAGCTAATAAAGTATTTGGAAAACCGGGTGTCTCGGCAGCATTCAGCCGCTATAACGGACTACTCTATGAGTGGAGAAAGAGAGACAAGGGTTGGGAATAAGTTTGGAGGAAACTTGAGCAACTTAAATGATATTGTGAAGCCTACGGCAGAAGGAACGCCTAGAGCAAAAGAAAAGAACGAGGAAATAGTTAATCTACAGCTAGAAACAGAGAGATTAAAACTCAGAGCGCAGCAATTAGAAATTCAGGAACGAGAGGCAAATCTACAAGACATTCAAGAACGACTTGATGAAAGAAACATCAGGCGTCAGAATATCAGACAAACAAGTGTTACGAACGGATTAACTCTAAAACAAAATGCAGACATTGACGCCAGAGCACAGAAACGGTGTAACCACCGTAAAGGCGGTAACGGTGTAGCAGCGGTCCTTGGTGGACAAGGAGATGATTCCCAATATGCTGTTTTGAAGCATACCTTTTGTAATGGCGATATGTGGGTACGTTGTCTTCGTTGTGGATATACATGGAAACCACCTATTAAGAATCGCTGCAAATCTGAAGAAGAGTATATACAGAAGTTCGCAGAGTGGCAAGCAGCTTGTAACTTTCAGACTAGAAATGTGCCATCTGGTTCCGTTGTATTCGGATTTTCTGACAATGGCGCGTATTACAGGGAAATGACTGCGAATACTACATTAAGATAGGAGTATCATGGCAAAGGGCGTTCAAGTTCCATTTATAACTACTGCTCCCGGAAACTTTACTTTACAGCATGGTTTGGGAACTACACCTATATCTGTTACCAAAACTCTAACAAGTGGGGGAGACGTTTGGTTTCAAACTAATCGATTCGATGCTACTAATCTTTATGTGGTAGCATCGGACATTAATGTTACGGGATTTTTTCTAGTTTATGCTGCTGCTGATTATGAGGGATAAATGACCATTAAAGTCCCATTTACTACGATTGCACCGGGCAATTTTATATTACCTCACACATTAGGAGTAATACCGGCGTCAGCAATTGTCAACATGACTAGCAGCGGGTCAGTTTGGTTTCAACCAACTTTGTATGATGCTTCTAATCTTTATCTAGAAGCATCCGATCCTAATTTGACAGGTTATATTATTATTTCAACTAACCTGTCTCCTGCCATCGGTCCTGTTAATAATTCTACTATTAAATTAGTGGAAGTTGTTGAAGACGCATCTACGCTAGGAGATGTAGCACCGGCACTAGCAACAGGGGGCCTATCTACTGCTCCTGCGCTATCCATTGCTAATGATGTTATGCAAGCGATTATCAATGGTGGAAATATAGGACAACCTTATAACTGGAAATGGAATAGAATAAACATTCCTCCTTTTCCTACGATTAGTTTGCAACAAGATTATTATATTCCGGGTGTGTCTAATATTGGATGGATTGAGAGTGCGTGGGCAGTAAATATTAACCAGACTTCTGTTATTAAGCAAAAAACATTTTTAGAAGTTAGAAAGGATTTAGAAGTAACCTACGCTCAACAAACTTATCCGGGTAAAATCTGCTGGCTCCCTAACAAGATTCTAATGTCTGGTACATGGGGAGCACATCCGTTAGGACCGACTCCCGGCAATCTTAGTGGAGAAACGACTGTTGTAGGACCGAATCAATCTGGTCAACAGAATCCCGGTCCCGGCGTAATATATACGAACCCATTAGGAACACTCGCAACGCCTCTAAACGCTTGTACAGCGATTACTGATTATTACGGAAACTTATGGACGCTAACAAAATTTGGCACATGCGGAATAACACAACCTCAGTGGCCTTCTAATCCTACTTATCCTACTTTTAAAAGTCCTAATCTATTGGCAACAACTGTGTTAGATGGGTCTTGTGTGTGGACAGCAATTGACCCTAACGGTCAAGGGATAAGGGTTAATCCTGTTCCTCCACAAACCGGCGTTCCGTTCTTAATTCAGGTAGTAGCCCAACTTAGAGCGAAACGGTTCAGTAGTCTTAACGAGACTTTAGGTGTGATCCCGGACGATTGGGAATGGGCTTTTAAGATGCTCTTTTTTGCCGAGTGTTATAGAAGAAATCCTGATCCTAAAGTTAGAGCTAAGTATCCACAAGAAAGGCAGTTAGCTTTAGAAGCACTTGATAAATCTGTGCGTCAAGCGGACCGCGAGATGGATGACTTTGGTTTTTATCCTACCAGTGCCTCAGTGATGGACACCGGTTGGGGATACAACCCGACTTCCCCTATTTTGCCATTTGGACCTTGGACTGGTGGCTAAACCTTGTTTAAATTTGACAAGTATGGTATAATAGAATTATGGATATTATACTAAAAACAAGAGGCCCGAAACTCAAAACTCATTGTAAAAATGGGCACGAATTCGTAGAAGGAAGTTATAAACAATTATTCCACAAGAACGGCACTAAGAACGGACGTAAGTGCATGGAATGTAATCGAATAAATCATCGTAGATATTACCAAAAAGATATACCAGAACGATGTGCTAGAGCTAAAAGATATAGAGAAAGCAACCCGGAAACCGTAAAAAATACTATTCTAAAAAGAAAGTTTGGCATTACCTTAGAACAATACAAAGAAATGTTGCTATCTCAGGACAACAAATGTGCTCTTTGTGGAACTAGTGAACCGGGAAGAGGTAACCTTTATTTTCAAGTTGACCATTGTCATAAAACTATGAGGATACGAAAGTTACTCTGTACAACATGCAATGTCGCACTTGGGGCGGCCTACGACGATCCAAACCTGCTAGAAAAGATGGCAGCGTATATCAGGAGTTATCAATGAATACCTACATAGTAACAAGATGGGTCACACAACCTGTCATCGTGGTCAAAGCTGACAGTTATGACTTTGAATCTGGTTTCGTAAATTTTTACATAGGAACACAGAAAATTTATTCAGTTCAGGGCAACAATGTGACAACTATTCAGAAAAATTAATAAAATATTAAGCATTAATCGGTAACGGGCAGACTTCGGTCTGCCTTTTTTATTGCATGGAGATAAATTGGCAAGTTCGACTATTAAAATTTCTCAAACCCTAGAGTGGTGCAAACGGTTCATATGGGGTCGCAATCCGGTTATCGGAAATATGATGGAACCTGCCATTTCAAGCATAAATACTGTTATGCAGACTATTCTAGGTGCTCCTTTTTCATGGAGATGGAATAGAGTGGTAACGGGATTTGTTTGTAAACCGGGTCAGCAAGATTATTACATTTTTAATTGGACTGCGGGTACACCGGTCCAAGTTGGATGGGTACTTGTTGACAATAACGGAAACTCTCAAATGGTCTACACAGCAGGGATAACAAATTCTACTGCTCCCACTTGGAGTACGATAACAGGGCAAGTAACGACTGATAACACCGTTCAGTGGATTAATAACGGTTCTATAGGAACGACTGTATCTCAAACTTATAATTTTGCATGGATAGAAACAGTTTCCTTGCAGGTAAAGGATGGGGCCAATTTCCCTAAATGGAAACCTATTAATTCTAAGATTGCTCTGCATTTAGACTCGAACCAAGATCGCCCTCACGATATATCAGCGCAAGGAGACGCGGGAGACGGGAATATTACTTTTAGATTAATTCCTTGCCCTGATCAACCTTACCCTGTAGCAATTACACTTCAACAGAAACCCCCTATTATTACAGGAACTAACACAACTTGGGCACCAATTCCTGACGAATACTCACATATTTATAATTGGGGATTACTAGCGTTGATGTACATGTTTGCCGACGATCCTCGCTTTCAAATGGCTAATTCAAAATTTATAGCTAATTTGATAAGTTCTAGCAGCGGTCTAACGCAGACTGAAGTTAACATTATTCTTAATAACTGGCAAGCGATTACTGGAACACCGATTGCCAATCAAGACAAATTGCAGCAAGGATTTCAAACTAGGACGGCCATATAATGCCAACTTCAGGTCCATTTCCTATAAGTAATTTCCAGAATGCAGATGGAACTCCTGTCGCTAACGGAACATTACGAATTCGTCTAAGTCAAGATGAACAAGATACTGTGGTCCCTTCTCAGTTGACCTATAATTTTAAGGATTTTTCCCTTGATAGTAACGGTAATTCTGGAACTATAACGTTACAAAGTAATTCTGGGTCTACACTTCTTCCGATTCATTCTTATTATATTTATGAAGTTTATAATTCCAGCGGATTAAAAGTAGCTGGTCCTAATATTGCACAGGTGGCTTAATGAAATATTTAGCATTTCTATTAATTTTCATAGCAAGTTTGGCGAATGCGCAAAGTCCGCAATCTCAGACTGATCCTATATATGCTGTTAATGCTAAATACGTTAACGGCATTGCTCCCGGCTATGCACCAACAGCAGGTAGAGCACTAAACTTGAATCTTTCTAGTGGAACTGTAATATGTTCGACCACACTTCAGCAATATACCGGAGGAGTGGTGGTTTTGTCCGCAAACGCCACCAATTATGTATATTTGGACACAACGAATAGTTGCGCACCAACTGCCAGTACATCTGTGTTTGTATTAACTACACAAATTCCATTAGCCATTGTCACCACTACCTCAGTTATTACCAACATTAATGACACCAGAACACAATTTGGAACAGGACTGGGAGGTTCAGGTTCAGGAACAGTTGCTAATCAAGCAAATGGGGTAATTCCTTTAGGAACATCCCCAACGGCTATCGCAGCACAGTCTCATTTAGACGATGGAATAACTACAGCGAACACAATTACATCTACACGCGCATTCGTAGCCCCCGTAATAGGAGGTTCGGCATACGCGAAACAGTACAATGTTTTGACAGGCATTTCGGCTTGTGCAGCAGCCGGTCAACCTTTGTGCATAGCTGATCCAACATACGCTACGACAGAGCAATATACTTACACCAACATGATACCCAGTGTTCCGAGTATGTTTCATTTTGAGGATGAGCGCGAGGGGATGACGCAGAACTTTTACCATAACTGGCCGTATCCTCGTTTAGCTACGTTCTCTGGAGTTCCGGCTGCGAATGTGACTAACTGCCTGATGGATGCTCCCTACACCTTATCAGCGACCAGTCTCTACGATTGTTCTCAGGTTATGTTCAATGACTCCGAACCCGGCCTTAGTGTCGGCAATCCGCCTGTTCCTCTGATCGGAAACACTGCATGGCAAGTCGGCGCTGGCCTAAATGTTACCTACACTTCGTTGGGCGCTGGAATCAGAGAAGCACTAAACACCGTCATGCAGCACAATGGCATAGGCGACACCGCTTGGTATGCCTACATCAATTCACACGGCGGCTCCAGAGCAACATCCGATGAAGGAACTGAATTTGCTACGGCAGTTACAGAAGATGTATCGCAGTTCCGCGAAAGTTGTGTAGGTGGATGTACGAACGGCTCGCAAGCTATAAGCGGCACGCCTACCAGCTTCAGCGGTTCACAAGGTGTGCGATGCTGCATCATCGACATAACGCAGGGAGCAACAGCAAACACCATTACCAATCTCGCAGCGGGACTCTCGGCTACTCTTGAGGCCGTTACATTCGGAACTGCTGTTACGGCTTCAAACTTCTGGGGAACACTTGCCGCTCCTGTGCAGCCAAACGGGGCAGATGTGGGGCACTCTCCCTATGGAACGGTACTTACATTCAATGTAAATCTGGTGGGTGGAACAGCGCCTACTATCACCACGTTGATGTGTTTTGCCTCTCAATTTCACGATGTGATCACTCCTACCTCAGTAACCGGATCGGGGCCATATGCCGTCACGGCTCTAGTACGCAAACCGCACGCTTCCGGCAGCGTTATTATGCAGGGTAGCCTTTGCGGGTCGGGCATGGAGATCGTTGCCAACACACCAGCCGGAGCCAACCCTAATCGCTATCTGGTGGATGTGATCGGATGCATATCTACTACCGTCTGCGAGGTTACATTCTTTCGGCAGGGCAGCGGATCACCGGGGCCGTTCGTTACAGGCGGCGGGAATTTCAATTCCACTATTTATCTTTCTGGAGCAGTGACCGGACTCACGAGCAATGGGACGACCGTCTACGCAACCGGAGTCACTGGTTTCCCTGTAGGCTATAACAAGACGAACGTGATCTTCTCAGGCGCGTCTGACAGTGCTCTCAATGGCACGGTATGCACCGCCGTCACGTTCATCAGCAACAGTCAGAACAACTTCAGTTGCACCCTTGCCGTACTCACCGGACAGCACACCGCGACTACCGCAACCTATGTACTCGCAACTACAACCGCCGCGCTGAACGTAATCAATATTTGGCCTATGGCCGAAGTTCTGGACGTGCAGACTTATAATTCCACAACCTGCACGGCTCTTAATCTGGCTCCGGTATGCGTCAGGGGTGACCTTGCCTTGGAGCCGAACAACATTGCGTTCGCCACCAGCGATACCATCACGGAACTCAACGACGAAGCAGGGCAGTACACCGGATTTAAATCCAACCTGACGGCGCAGAATCCGTACTCCATTTTTCATTCGCTGTTCCTCGGCGTGGGAGGGAATGGCGCACAGGGCGGCAGTGGAGGTTTGACTGGCAATCCGTACATCACTATAGGCGCTGGAGGAGGAGACAATCTTTATACCGACAATGGCGGTTCTGTCACACCGTTAAACACTATTCAGCAATTTGGCGCATATTACGATTGGGCGATCCTGCAAGAAGCTCCCAGTAATGGAAGGTCGCTTTTCAATCTAAGTACTGTCACCACAAATCAGAAGACGAATCCAAACTATTTCTATAACTTGATCAACTCACTTAACAACTCTGGCAGTTTCAGTACTATTGCGTTCCTGCCGTTTCTCGGGGATATGAATTTGACTGCTAGTGGGCAGCTTGGACTTGGCGGCACTGGTGGGAATATCCATTTCAATAGCAACTCGGACGCCATAACATTCAATGACCGTATCCTATTTTCACCCATCACTCCTCCGACCTGCACCGTCACTCAAGGACCGGGCGCTGGCACCCTACCAGATGGCACCTACTACTACAGAATTGCGTCAAGAAACGATGCATCTGGCGCTCCCGGTATTCCGGGTACTGAATGCAGTGGTGCAGTCGCAAACGGTGGGGCTAATTCGGTTAAGGTGACATGGACTCGTGCACCCGGTACGACAATTTATTACCCCTATGGGCGTACTATAGGCGCAGAATTGGGAATGGGAAATGTCGGTGGCAATCTCGTACTTATTGACAACGGATCGATCACGCCTTCTGGTGCAATTCCTACCACAGATTTGACTCGCGGATTCGTAGATCAGGCTGCTAAAATAGGTTTGAATTCACCTACTACATTATTTGAAATGAGCCTAACAGCACCTACTGGAGTATCAGGAAACTATATTGAACTAGGTCCAGCAACAGGTACGGCAGGACAATTAATAGATATTGCTAATTCTACTACAACTGTAGTTAATGACTGCGCCACTTTTGCTAACACAACCGGACGAATCAAGGACGGTGGTGCGTGTGCGACGGCTTATCTAACAGGAACAACAGGAACAATTACAGGAACCTCATTAACCGCTACTTGCGATTCTGGAACAGCAACCGTGACAGGTGCAGCAGTCGGTTCTCCTGTAACAGTTTCTAGTACTACTGGCGCAGATGTAGGTGGTGCTTTTGATTTAAGAGCATCAGTTACTTCAACAAACACGGTAACGGTTTATGTTTGCGGTACAGGAACACCTGCAAGTCTTGCTTATAATGTGAGGGTATTACCTTAATGAAATTTCTATTACCCATTTTGTTAATGTTTGCGACTTGTATGTTTGCACAAAGTCCACAAACTTCTACTGCTCCTCTATACGATGTTAACGCTAAATATACTAATGGAGTGGCCCCCGGTTATGCACCGACTATTGACGCCGGGGGTGGTCCATTTTTAGACATAGGTCCGGGCACCGCTTTTTGTGGAAGTACAGTTCGTACTGCCGTAGCGTCAGTTTTTCAACTTAATACTAATGCGACAAGTTATATATATTTAGATACTACCGCTTCATGCGCAGTAACCGTTAGTACATCTGTGTTCACATCTACCCAGATTCCGATAGCAATTGTCGTAGTTTCCAACGGGTTAATTACCGGAATTACGGACGTTAGGACACCATTTAATTCAAATTCAGTTAGCGGAAGCTATTGCTCGTTAGGCGGTTGCACGTTGACCGGAACATTGACACTACCTAGTATGTCATTCACCGGAAGTTCTGCGTTTATTACTGGAACACAAGGAACTGATAGTAATTTAATAACTTCTGGCACAATTTCGGGCGCAGCAGGAACAAGCGTATGTCTCGATGCAGGGCACGGATTGACTACTTCTGGCTGCACTATGACGGGGAACGCAACATCCTTACAGGGTTTTGCGGTGTCAAGTACGTCTCCAACAAATAATTATGCCTTAGTTTATAATGCGGGTGCTACCCAATGGCAACCAACTAATTTAGCGTCAACATATTGCACGCTGGTGGGCTGCACACTAACGGGCACGCTGACCCTTGCTAATGTGAGTATTACCGGAAGTTCTGCGTTCATAACTGGCATCCAAGGAACGGATTCTAATCTAATAAGTTCTGGTACAATTTCCGGAGCAGCCGGAACCGGGTTATGTTTAGATAGTAATGGAGGAGCAACTACCACTGGATGTACATTGACTGGAAACGCTACTTCCATTCAAGGTGTGGCAGTAAACACAGTATCCCCTACCCTTAACCAAGTCATTGAATTTAATGGTACTCAATATATTCCTACAACATTGCCTGTAACTACCTCTATTAGTTTGCCAGCAACTTGTTCGCCCGGAGCACTCTGGACTAACCCAAGTCCTACAGGATCGAATAACGTTATCTATGAGTGTTATTCTACTAATAATTGGATTACACTAAATCCTTCTATGAGCGGAAGTCCGACCATAGGAGCAGACTCAGGTGCAGGAACTAGTCCTACGGTAAGTCTTATTGCCGGGTCTTCTGACCAAGCTGGATGGATAAATGTTACAACAGGTTCGTCACCAGTTGCTAGTGCAGGCGTGGTTACTATTACATTCGGAAATACAAATTATGCGTCTCAACCGGTTTGTAATATATATCCAGCGAGTGCTACTACCGCCGCATTGTCAGGAACAGGACAAGTATATGTATCCCAAAGTTCTAGTTCTTCTACGCTTTTTGTTGCCAGCGTAGGCTCCTCGGCTCTAGCAGGAGCTACCGCCTATAAATGGGGATATTCATGTATTCTTCCATAATTAAAATTTTATTATGCCTTATCACCTTACCTGCATTGGGTCAAGATTTGCAAGCGCCCCAGACGTTATCGCCCCCTAGTACATTATATCCGGGGTTAGCGACTGGTACTAAAATTATAGATTTTATTGGAATAATGACTTCCAATAGCAATGCGACTTATACATCTGCTGCTCCCCAAATTTCCGTAACCCCTATTAGAAAGCAGTTAGGAAACTTTGGAACGGGTTGCAATAGCACACCAGCTATCACCCCGCTAAACTCTCCTCCTGTGTATAATGGTCAACTTTATGCGACTTCTGTTATCAGAACTGCTGCGGTAGCTGCTGGCTGTGCTTTTGAGGGAATTCCTACAGTAACCGCCTCTGGAACCGGGATACTTCCGGTGGACAACGGCCTAGGGGCGGGAGGAACAGACTCCGCAACAGTAATTGTTGATACTTACGGTGCAACCACTTATGCATCATATTGTACGTCTGACTCGCATTCGACAGACCCTTCTTACATTTCGGGAATAAATCTTCCGGGTTGTTCCGTAAGTAGTGGTGCCACATTCTCTTCCGTGGCAAATTCAGCAGCACCGAACGTAAGTATGTTATGGCCGTCTTCATGGAAAACTAATAGTTTGGTTGTCGATTTGTCTACCGGCTACATTGATTCATTTTATTGGAAAATTGACACAGGGGCAGTTCCTAGAAACTTTGAAACAGATACTAATTTAAATTCTAGTGCTACAGCCTATGCGAAAAATCAGGGTGGCTATTATGGATGGGGATTAGACTATTCGTTTACTGTCAATATGTACCGGGCCTGTCCGCAAGGATGCTCTGCATGGATTAATTTAAAATTCTGTCCAGTTCCTAGCGGTGGTTGTATAACTACTCTCCCTATTACGATAGGTGATGTTTATCATACAGTTGTGTATGGCACACGAGGAATAGGAGTTTCTTACAACTCATACTGTTACACTGCTATTACTGTTTACGATGTGAGTGCGAGTGCTTCTCCAATCACATATACAGTTACGGATACATCCAACAATCCAGTATGCGGCATCCCAGTAAACAACCCAACATGGGACCACGGAGCAGACACACAAGTTCAGTTCGACCAGTCAGTAACCGGAACCGCCACAGCGCATATTGATTCAAGAATAACGATGTTTTATCATTGAGGTTTATGAAAGACTTTATAAAATCAGTATTCAGCGAACCAGATGGTTCTGGTTCCTCTGTTCGCGTGGTTATGGGATTGGTTGTAGCATTTATACTAGGAATTGGTGTTACGTTCGGTGTATTAGTCTGGAGAAAAACAATTACTATTGAACAATTTGATAATTTTTTAACTACTGGTGGAGAGTTTATCTTGACTGTTTCTGGACCCTTGTACGGTGCTAATCAAATTAGAAATATACTAAATACAAAAACCACCGGTTCAAGTAACGGTAATGGGAGTACTTAATGTCAGTTGTCAATCAGCTAACTGGAACATTTGCAGAGCCGCACTTCGGACCTATACCAGCCGTTGCTAACGGTTATTTAAAATTTAGACTATCTCAAGATTGTGTTGTCAATTCATCCACACTGGTTTGTGCAGGATACGAAATACAAATTAATCTAGGTCCGACTGGTAATATATTATTATCTCCTGCGCAAAATATATGGCCGAATGATGCTATGACTCCTAACGCAACAGGTTATCACGTTTCCGCATACACTCCAAATGGTCAATTAGTTTGGGGTCCAAATTTAGTACAAGTTCTTAGTTCACCTTCTCCGTTTAATACAGATGCGTGGATACCTAGTTAGAGGAACGGAAGGAATCTTATGTCTAACAACTTAGCTTTAAATGGTGCAACGGCACAGAAACAAACCAGATGGGCCGCGATTGCGACCGGGCGCTGGAGTTCCGGCATCTGGACTAATCGTTCTCCCCTAAGAGACGCAAACACTACTAGGTTGACTGAAAAGTTTTATGGACCGTCAGGGGATGCCCTTATAGCAGGACTAAACGTAGAAGTTACTAATAAATTGACATTAGCGCGTCGTCCCGGTACTAGTATTTATGATAATAACAGTTACTCTAATGTTGATAGATTTTATTCCTTTAGATTATCAAATACTACTACTGAACAAATTGATGTAATGGTGGACCAAGCGAATGCTCTCTATTCAACAAACGGAAACACCAAGAACCTAGTATTTACAAAAAGCACAGGAGCAGGTCAATCATATATGCAAAGTGTTGGAAATACACTTTACTTTGCTGATGGTGTAGATAATAGGAAGTGGCTACAAACTCTGTTTGGATGGACTGCCAATACTGTTATTAATTTGCAGGTTAATCCGTTTTTGACTACGTTTTTTATAGACTCTAACGGAAATATGATGCAACTGTTAGGGACTGCTGTCCCAATTGTTGCTACTCACCTGACTGCGCCTACTCCGGGGATAGGACCGCAATTAACATTGACTTCTAGTATCAGTGTTACTGGAGTACTAAATACAGGAGATGTAATAACATTTCCCGGAACAATGGCAGCTACATGGTTAGAATACCAAAAAGCGACGGTCACTGGTATTAGTGGTACAACAATAACATTGCAGTATCCTGTCAATTATTTAGTCAGTCCGGGAAGCACTGTAGAACATATTAGCGTAGTAGCGATTAATGGAGGAAACCCGGTTACAGGAAACACGCAACCTGTCGGTCCTGCGCCCTCTAGTATTACCGACCAAGTGCAGCAACCTAATGGAACATTTAGTGCTCCTGCGATGGCGTTTGCTCCAAATTTTATAATAGACAATACTGCGGTTTGGTTAAATAAAGGCATTCCAGTTGAAACATGGGGATTAGATAACTCTAAAACTATTCCTATTAACCCTAGTTTATCGGCATATAATCCAAATTTCATACCTAATCCTCAAGATGGCTTAGTAAATTGGACTGCGAGTTCCGGGTACGGAGCGGGAATTTTTATATTAGATTCCAACGGCAATATACAGCATTCTACGAGTGGCGGAATGTCCGGAACAACTGCTCCATCGTGGGCAACAATTCTTGGACAGACAACAGCAGATAACACAATTACTTGGACGGTAGTCTACACAGGGGCCATTAGTGCATCTAACGGAGGGTGGAAATATTGTGTTGCTTTAGTTAATACTTTGGACAATACTGTATCAAATGTTTCAACCTTATCGCCAGCTACCGGCAACATAAACGGATCACAAGGTGTTTATTTAACAGCCGGATCAGGGCTTAGTACTAAACAATTTTCCGTTTCTCCTAACCTGTCTATTGACACACAGACTGACTATGTGGCGATTTTTAGAACTACTGACGGGCAATCAGTTCCATTTCTAATACCGGGTCCGGAAGGTGGCTACACCCTTTCTCTGGAAGACTATATGCTAAATGGGTACGTAGACACAACTCCTGATACCGGATTAAACAATCTCATCAGCGCACCATTAGGTCTAGAGAACACTATTCCGCAATATGGCGCAAAGAACCTTACATACCATCTCGATAGAATATTTTATAGTGTTGGAAATGTTGTTTATTGGACGGCAGGACCAGATACTCCGGTAGGAAATGGAATCAATGGATACATACCGGCGACTAATTTTTCGGCTGTATCTTCATTAGTGACTAGGCTTGTTCCAACACCCGTTGGATTGTTTGTGTTTACGGTATCAGATGTTTATTTAATACAAGGAAACGGGACTACTAACAATCCACTGCAAGCTGCTGTACCGATTCTTCCGGGAATCGGACTTCCAAGTTACAATGCTCTGGGAACAAACGGATCGGTAATTGGTCTGTTTACAACTGATAGTGAATTTGTAACAATTGATCCTTCTGATTCGGTATCATACGTTGGGTTTCCTATAGGAGATTTGTTGGCAACTAGCAACGGACTCCCCGGTACTGCTTGGGTTCCTAGTTTAGTTTACGTAACTTGGCACACAGAAGGTGAAGATCAAGCATGGTATGTGGGAGATGGACAATTTGGCTGGTACAGACTAATGACAACTCCTGCACCAGAGACAGGACTAACATGGTCGCCATACGCAAGAATTAACGGTGGTATAAAAGCTATCCAAAGTATTGAAACATCTCCCGGTGTGCATCGATTGATGATCGGACCAACGAATGCGACAACCCAAATTCTTTATAGAGATACGACAGTGTTTACTGACAATTTAATCCCTTATATCGCCAATGCTACCATTGGTTCGTGTGTACTGGCACAACCCGGTCAAGTAGCGGCAGTAGCATTTGTAACTACTGATTCGGTTAAAACAGGTTCTCCATTATTCATAGGAATTCTTGTAGATGAAGCATTGCCTTACTATACGGGACCAATTGACTATATCAAAAGATGGGAGTATGACCCTCCGGGTCTTCGTGAATCCCAATCCTTGTATAGTCAAAGATTCTATCTATCTGACTTACCTGATGAAGCAGCAACAATGCGTCATTGTCAAATTCAGATAGTCTGGTCGCCAACTGACACGGTTCAGAACGAGTTGCTTTCTATGACAATATTTGGTTCGTTTTACCAAGAGATTTAGAATCAACAACTTATAAGGATAAAATGACATTACGATCACACTGTAAGCGAGGGCATCCTTTTACTGAAGAAAATATTTATATGCACAAAAACAAGCATAGGCACTGTCGAACTTGTCGCGCCGAACGATCAAAGAAATATCCTCCTAAGCTAAGTCCTGAAAGGAAAAAACTGTACAATGATAGGTGGAATTTAAATAATCCAGATTATTTTAAAAAGAATGATTTAAAGCGTTTATATGGAATGACTCTGGACCAATTTAATAGTTTACTAGATTCCCAAGGCAACACATGTGCTATCTGTAAATGTGTTATGGCAAAAGTTAATGTAGATCACGATCACGCATGTTGTCCGGAAAGAAAAACTTGTGGCAAATGCATTCGTGGACTTCTATGTGACGGATGTAACACGGCTCTAGGAAGGTTTAAAGATAGTAAAGAGATGTTAAAATCGGCCATTAATTATCTTGATACCTATGAGGATAAGAAACTATGCCAAGTTTAAGCGATGCATTAACTAATTATTCACAAAACTATAGTTCTTCTGAACCTATTAAGCAACCGAATCGTGATCCTAGTATTCCTTTTGCAGCGGCACCGACACAACCGGTTAGAAATCCTTTTCTAAGGTGTGCGTTGCCGCAAGTATGGCAGACTAATACCGATTCATTGCGACAAACATTTACGACAATGGTTCCACAAAGGCGGCTATATATACCAAAATGATAAGACGATTAGAACAAAACGATTATGAATTGTTAGCAACTAGTCTACTAACAGACGAATATCATTCGGAAACGCCGCCTGAGTTTTTTTATGATCCGGATGCAATTTGTAATGTTTACGAAGATGATGACGGACTTGTTCTCTTTCTAAGAGGGCAGGCTGTCAGTCTGGGATCAGATAAAAAAATTATTAGATTGGATATACAGTATTTAAACAATAACGACTTTAGAAGAAATATGAAAACAATGTTAGAAGAGTTTCCTAAATTAGAAGAAAACGCTCGACAAAATGGGTTTTCAGGATTTGTTTTCCACAGTACGTCTCCATTGTTAAGAAAGTTTTGTATCAAAAGGTTAGGGTTTCAAGACGGCCCTTGCGATTTGCTTTATAAGGCGGTATAATGAAAGTACACACATTGACACGATTTGAATGGTGCGAATCGCGTAAACAGTACGTAAAAGTCTTAGATGAATGGTTTGAATATGCCGGTCCTGTTGAGCTAACCTGCGGCGCTACGCAGCAGCAACAACAAATCGGCGCTAGTCAGCAAAATTTTATGAACCAAGTACAGCAACAAGCTGGAACGGTTTTCGGAAATTCTTCTACAGTATTTCAAGACCTATTAAATACTTTTACACCGACTGTTAATGCTGGACCTAATCAGCAAGGGTTTTCTGCTCAAGAACTTTCTAATCTTAATTCGCAGGCTATTACACAAGCTGGAGTAGGTTATAGAAATGCCAAAGAAGCTGTCGGAAATGCGCTATCAGCAGAAGGTGGGGGCAATGTCTCACTCCCTAGTGGAACACAAACTGGAATAGAAGCATCGTTAGCAGAAAACGCTGCTAACCAAACTTCTACAGAATTAGGACAAATTACTGAACAAAACTACGCAGTAGGCAGACAGAATTATGAAAATGCGGTAAGCGGGTTAGCTGGCGCTCCTAATGTATTTAATCCTGCTACTTCTACTGCTAATGCAGCTACAGGTGCAGGAACAGCAGCAGCAAATACGGCTAACCAAATTGCACAAGAAAACAATTCATGGGTAAGTGCTGTTACAGGCGCATTAGGTCAGGTTGGCGGAGCATTTGCTTCTGGTGGGTTGAGCACACTGTTAAATGGAGCAACCAGTGCAACACAACCTGCGCCACAAGCACCCAATCCCAACGCACCATATGGACCTAATAGTGATTAAGAGGAAATAATGGACGATACACAAACAACAACATCTGCACCTTTTGCGCAAGGGCAAGTCAGCCTACCAAATGACGGTCAGATACTAAGTACAGATACTCCGGATGCCTCAGAGTCACAGCAACCCACACAGACTCCCCCACAACCTAGTAACGGTTTTCAGGGGAATGTGCCAGCACTTAATCCTCCGTTGGGCAACACTGCTCCTCAAGGACAACCGCCTCAAGCACCACAAGGGCAAGGTCCACAAACCACTGCTCCCGCTCCTACTAAACCAACTGTGCCCCCTGCTGTCCAAAAAGCCAGTATGTTTCACGATGTGGCGCTAGCCTTAGCTGGTGGTCCTAGATATAAGTACACTGTGGATGCTGAAGGAAATATGCAAAAGGTTCCCCTTCCTATTAGTAATGCTCATATAGGAATGGCAATCGCACTAGAAGCGTTATCAGGTGCTTTTACAGGATTAGGACAACATGGTCCCAACGCTGCCGGTCAAGCCGCACAGCAAGGTTTTCAACAAGGTTTTCAGACTAACGAACAGCAACAGGAGAAACCAAAGGAACAGGCTCAGCAAGATTTTGCAAGGCGCGCACAGGTGACCGAGACTAACATGCGTATGTACAGCATGGCTCGTCAAATGGGCAAAGAAGATGCCGAGCAAAACGACAAATATATTGAACAATTTAAAGACCTAGCTGATCGTGTACAAGGCGAGTTCCCAACATATGTTAAAGGTGTTGCGACATATGACGATCTTAAAAAATATAATATAACAGAAGATAACGCTATTCCTTATATGAGAGTGCCCCGCCGAGACTCCAATGGCAATCAAGTAACTGATGCTAAAGGTGTCCCTCAGTGGGACATGGATTACCTTATTGTCGATCCAAGTCTAAAGGCCAGCAAACTTTTAGGACCAAACGTACGCCAGTGGGCAAAAGAGACTGGTAAGAATTGGGCAGACAATCCATTATTAGACAGTTCGCCTATGGGTCTTAGAATGGCTATGAGTTTTTATACACAAGCGGCGCAATGGGGCATCGCTAAACAGAACTTTCAAAATTTTCAAGACACTTTAGAAAAAGCAAACAACAATAATGCCGGAACTGTTCCGCAAAATCTCGGAATGTTGACACAACCTAACCTTAAAAATGAAGCTGTATCTAGTTTAGCCGATCAAGTGGCTCAAAAGTATGCCGATCAGGTCAAAGACATTATGCCAGCAGACAGTTTCAACGCTTTGGTAAAAGGTGTTATTCAGCAAGAGTCAGGTGGTAACCCTAATGTTCAAAATAATCCTACATCTGGCGCAATGGGACTTGGGCAGTTACTTCCGAGTACGGCTAAAATGCTAGGAGTCACCGATCCCCATAATCCAACACAAAACGTAGAAGGGACTGCTAAATATCTGTCCCAACTTTTGCAGCAATATAAAGACCCTAGAATGGCTTTGGCGGCATACGGCGGGGGATTGGTTGATGGCAAAATAACGCCTAATGGTCAAAAATATGTAGATTCCATTAGTACGATGGTGGGCGGTTTAAATAACTCTCAGTTACCCTCAGAAAATGTGAATAATTCTGATAACTTTAAGGTTCCCAATCTAGCCGAAGCAGCTAAAGAAAATCCGGCCCTGTCATCAGCAATTGCTCAGTTCATGCCTGCATTAGCGGAAAGTGGAAGCTACCGGCAAGCTATCGCACATCTTATGAGTAAACCTGAAACACAGGCTGCTGGTTCTGCTATGACGGCGTTACTAGGTGGTTTTGATAATATTGAAAAGGTAGACAGTTATCGGGCTGCCCAAATTCAAGCGCATAGCGAACAAACTAAAACTGACATTCAGACAAATGCCCTTGAGCAAAGAGCCAAGAATAAAACTGCTTTAGACTCAGCAGCCGAACAAAAGAAACAAGAAATGGTAGATACTCTTGATAAGGCTCAGGTTCCGGACAATGTTCTTCGTATGGACCCTAAAGACGTTGTTACGAATCTACAAGGTCAAGGTGTAACTCTTGATCCAGAAGCTATCAGAGACGCATTGCAAATTGCTAAATACAAAGCACCTTTGAATGTTGCCTCTAATAAGTTGTGGTTTAAATCAGCTAGAATGGATCAGCAAGGGTTGCTAGATATTGTTACTCAGCTTAATCCTAACTACAAAGAAGCTAATTACAAGAATCTTGCAGCTTACGGCAACCCTAATAGTCAGGTTGGAAAGACAGTATTCGCGGCGTCGGGCGTTGCTAACCACCTAAATCTATTGTTAGATGCTGCTAAAGAAGTTGCAGGTAAAGGCGAAGGTGCTGGTCAGTATCCGATACTTAACAAGTTAGAGAATGAGTTTAACTATCATACTGGCGGTACTGCCTTCTCTAGACTATCAGGACTTACTAACGCCATTAACGGCGAAATGGGTAAAGTTCTAGCCGGTGGTTTCGCTCCTGATAAACCGCAAGTAGAAGCCTTAATGAAAAACATGACTCCTGAGAATTCGTTAAATCAAATTAATGCGCTAGGTTCATTATATACTGACATTATGTATGGGAAGATCAAGCCATTTGACGAAGCATTTGAAAAACAATCAGGTGGGATGCACATGGATAATATTCCTGCATCTTTTACCAATCTAGCTCAGAAGTACGGAAAAGATACACCGTGGGAACCCGGCCAAGGACAAAAGCAAGGACAAGGTACGCAGCCTAATTCTGCCAATACCAAGTCTGATCCAAATGCTCGTCCGAATGAGATTCCTGTTTATGTTAAAGGTAAAATAATCGGCTACTCTATGCCCGGTAAACAGGGAATGCGGCCAGTAGCACAATAAGGTGAACATGCTAGATCAGAATCAACCGAATCCTCAAATTCAAACAGGGTCAAGTGCCGGATCAGATGATTACAGCACACCTATACCCCAAGGGGCAACGCTAGGACAACAAGGTCAGGTTAACTTGCCTAATGAGGGACAAGTTACTAGCAACGATGATTATAGCACACCTATTCCAGAAGGAGCAAATGTAGGACAGACTGGAATGCAGCAACTTACTAGTGGTTTAGAGTCTGCTCCTGATGCTACTAAGAGTCAGGGATTAGATTACTTTGCTAATCAATCAAACAGCATTGTTGGTAATGCAGTATCGGGTGCGGTTAAATCTGCTGCCGGTGCTGCTGGTAATATTTTAAACTATCTATCGGAACCTTCTGATTCTGATAGACAGAATTTTAAAATGCAATACCAAGTTACACATCCACAAGCAACAGATGACGAACAAGAACAAGCGTGGCAAGAACAAGCTAAAGCTATGAAGCAATCGTCTGGTTATCAAATTGTCCATGATGCATCTCAGTGGTTAAAGTCTTCAGGAGACGCTAAAGGTTTTTGGCAGAACGTTGGTGCGATTGGCGAACAAGCATTAGAGTGGATAGGAACAGATGGCTTTTTAAAAATGGCCACTGCTCCTATGAAAGCTGGTGAAACTGTTGCTGACGTAGCAGGACATGCTAATCAAGTTTCCCAAATTGCCAAAACCGTTGGTAGCAATCCTAAACTAGCCGGTCTATTAACGCTTGGACTAAAGGCTGCTAAAGATGCTATGATGGGGGGTGGGCAGACGCTAGTCCATACTGGAAATCCGGGCGAAGCTGGTGTTGCTGCTGCGACTGGTGGTGTGCTTGGTGCAGCCGGGGAAGGGATCGGACAACTCGCGGCTAAAGGCGCTGAAGGTGCGGAAGCTGCTAACAGTTTAGCACAAACTGCGGCCAATGCTCCGACTGGAGAAGAAGTTAACAATCAATTAGGAAGTTCTATCGAAAGTGCTTTCCAAGAACCTACTAAGACTGCTACGAATACTGCCAACGAACTGCAAGGTCAGGTAGAAAATGCTTCTCAGGTTCCTCAAACACTAGCTGCCAATGCTCCTGATAATGCAGCTATTACATCGCAGGCACAAGCCGCTGTTAAGGGCGCACATGATACGCTTCAGAGCAACTACGTAAACGGTGCCAATTCTTTAAAGAATCTTACTAAAAACGCTAATGTGGAATTTGAAGGAAGTCCTTTACAAAAAGCTGCTCAAAGTTTAGCAGAAAATGCAGAAGAAGCTGCACATCCATTAGACAAGGCCCTATCTATTTCGCGTCCCGGTTCAGCGAAAGCTAACCAAATGGTCAATCAGTTAGCAAAAGCTACCGAAGAGGAAGCGCCCAAAGTTGATAAATGGGTTGATGCATCTGGTGTCGAACATACTGAAGAAGTTCCTGCCGAAGAGAAAGAACCTGTTACAATGGATATGGACAAGTTGCTTGAAATTCGGCGCAAGCTAGGAGAGCGGCTTAGAAATACAGGATGGGCAAGTTCTGAAGAGAGGGCTGATAGAGATATTTATCACAAACTTATTCAGGGTGTCGATGATTCTGTAGAACAACTTGTAAAGAAAACTGGAAACCCGGATGCCATAGATACTCTTAACAATATGAATTCTGCCTACAAACAAGGCATTGCCCGATTTAAGAATAAAGACGTACAAGCTATTCTATCAGGCACTCAGAACGATGTTGCTAAAAGAATGATGGGCGGCGGTACAAGTGTTGGCGACATTAACACACTAAGACAAACTATTGGTGATAAAGCATTTGACAGCATTAGTGATCAGTCGTTACAGAGATTAGCTGCCGATTCGATTGATAAGCAGACTGGTGAGTTTAATTTCAAAAACTTTATTAACAAGTGGATAGGGATTAAACCTGAAGTCCGCCAAGCCATGTTCGGCAATACAATGAAAGCTGGCGGATTAGAAAACGCTGTCAGGCAAGCGCAAGAAGCTAATACACTTTTACCAGAAGCACAGCAACGAGTAAAGGATGTGGCGGCTACTGTGTCTAACCTTCTAGGTAATGGCGATGTGGGAACTTTGATGAAAGACCCGCAGCGTGTTCAGCAATTGTCGCAAGCACTTGGACCTGACGGTATGTCTTCGTTGGGTAAAGCTATTCTTGATAACAAACTTAGAGAAGCCGCTGTCAGTCCTTTGGGTAAACCTAGTATGGTAAATACTGGAAAATTCCTAGATTGGGTAGGCACTTTAAGAAATTCTCCTGAAGTAGTAGATAGTTTGTTTAGACCTACTCCAGAAGCCTCACAAGCTTATGATAATTTATTAAAAACTGTATCTAAGGTACAGTCTGTTAAGAATGTTATTAAAGCCGGTGTAATTGCTCCGGGATTAGCTGCCGGTGCTGCTGTTGGCGGTGCTGCTCACAGTCCGTTGGCTATTATGCTTGGACTTCTAGCAGCAGGCGGCGCAGAGAACACACAGTATGCCAAGAATATTATAGAAGGAATAGCTAATCATCCTAACACATGGAAAATGGTTAGCAACCTTAATAACGTTGTACAAAGTCCTGTTGCTAAGGCGGCTGGTAGAGTAGCACAAGTAGGAGCTAATAACTTTACTACTAGCGTTTATCAGGGTGTTAATAACTCGTTGGGAGGTAAATCTAGTAGTACTTTCCCTACTAAACCTTCTCATCCCGATCCTTTCATGGCAATTTCTAATCCTAAAGGACTAGTTGAGAAGGGTAATTTGCCAATTTGGAACCGTCCTACTGTTCAAAATGCTGACGGTACACATAGCTCTGAATATTCAACTTCGTTTGCTGACGACAAAGGTAGAGAAGTTTTAGTACCTACAGTAGTTAACGGCAAGTTTTTGACTCCAGATGGGAAGAAGCCCGAAGAAGGAAGTACTGAAGAAAAAACAATGTTCAAAGAGGCTTGGCGGCATTATCTTAAAACTGGAGAAAATCTAGGAAAATTTGATAACCCTGATAATGCCGACGACTACGCCAGTAAATTACACAACAGGGGGAACTAGTGTTAAGACCGGACGATTACAACAAGTCGCAATTAGTATTAGCAGGTTGGCGACATGGAAAAGTATTTGGTGGGCACTTAGGTAGTTGCCTTATCATGAGTGTTCTAGCTAATAGACAACGAGTTGGTTGGGGATCGTGGAGTGAAATTATCCACAATATCCCCAAATACTCTGCTACTATCGAGCAGCCAAACGACATTCCTCAAATATGGGCACCAGACTTTACTAGGCTTCTGCACGAAGTTGAAGCTATATACGCCGGTAGCATGGACTACGCAAAGGGCGGCATGTATTGGCTAGATAGTGCTAAACCTGTTGACAATTTGTGGTTTAAAGAAAAAATACTTAGTAATTTAGACATTCATGCGAAATGTTGTGATATGAATTCGTTAATTGTGCTGAGATAATTTAAATGAAATATATAGACTTAACTGGACAACAATTCGGCAATTGGCTAGTGTTGCGTAGAGATGTATCAGAAAGATCAATACGGGAAGGACAACCGGCGTTTTTGTGTCAATGCCAGTGTGGAAGTAATATTGAAAAAGTAATTAGATCGGCTACATTAAAGAGTGGAGGAAGTAAAGGATGCGGGTGTAATCATCCCCATCGCTTGCGCGACTATGAGGCGCTATATCGTAGGATGCAGCGGGATAACACTACTTTGCGTCAACTAGATTTTACCTTAACTTATGAAGAGTTTGTAGAATTTACTAAAGTTACTAATTGTTTGTACTGTACTGCGCCCGTCACATGGAAAGAGTGTAGTACGAACGGTTATGGCTATAATTTAGATAGAAAAGACAATGACAAAGGCTATCACAAGGATAATTTAGCCGTTTGCTGCAAACGTTGTAACATGGGTAAGCGAGACACCTTTACATTTGAAGAATGGTATGGAATGACAGCTTACTTCAGAAATAAAGGACAATTATGATATTTGCCGATCCAACCACTTTAGTAACGGTTGCTTCTTGGTTTACAATAGGAAAAGATGCTGTCACAATCGCGGGATTGGGATGGGGAGTTTTTAAATTAGTTTATTGGGTTAAAGATAAACTATCAACTATTAGCAACAATGTTATAGCTTTAGATGCATCTCTTAGCAGCAAATTAGATACAGTACGACACGAACTAAAAAGTCAGACAGAACAACTAGTAGCAGAACAGAAAGAGACTAGGAATGATATGAAGACGTTTTTATTTCCGGCCCTTCTGCAACAGGCGACCATTACGGCGAGGGCAAAACCTAAGCCAAAGAAAAATTTGACAAAGCGATAGACTTGTGGTATCCTGTATATAACTATGGAGGAAGATGAGTGAAAACGTAGATACATCTAGACAGGCGTTAATTGATGATTTAAAGAAGCTTATAGAAAAGAATGGTAAAGTTACTAGAGATTATTACAGAGAACACGGCTCTTTCTCAGAAAAGTTTATTGCAAAACATTTTACAAGTTTTAAAGAATTTGTGGCATCTGCGGGGGAAATTCATACTGTAGAACCTGAAACACAAGAATGGCAAGGAAATACTTGGACCGTCACGTTACCTAAGACGCGCATTCACAGTCTTGACGAATTGATTGAAAAGTTTAAGATAGATACACAACTGTGGACGGTTGATAGATTTATTGCGAATGCTTGGGAAATGGGATATAAAAATTCTGATGGCGAAGGCGAGGCGTTTCCTCTTTATCAAGTTAAAGCAACTTTTGTTAAGCGGCAATTTATAGAAGACGCTCGGATTGAAATAGAAGATTTAAAGAGGGAAGCAAAAGAGTTTGCAAGAATTCCTTCACCTATTGTTAGGTCTGACAGACAATCTGGCAATTCTTTAGAACTACTAATACCAGATTTACATGCAGGGAAATTTGCATGGTCGCGAGAGACAGGACATGCAGATTACGATACTCCGAAAGCAATCGCTACTTATGAAAAAGCAGTAGACGCTATTCTCGATAGAGCAGCAGGGTACAAGTTTGATGAGATATTATTGGGTGTAGGCAACGATTTGCTGAACTCAGATGATTATAATTCTCAAACAACGAAAGGCACACTAGTAAATAGTGACACTCGTTATCCTAAGACTTATAAAGCTGTCCGTCAAATGCTTGTAAGAACTATTGAGAAACTTAGATTAATAGCTCCGGTAAAGGTTAAAGTAATCCCCGGCAACCATGATAACCAAAGTACGTTTACTCTTGGAGACTCTTTAGAGTGCTGGTTTCACGCATTTCCGGATGTGGAAATCGATAATTCGCCCAATCCTCATAAATTCTATACATGGGGAAAAGTACTATTAGGATTTACTCATGGAGATAAAGGAAAGAAGACCGATTATGGTCTATGGATGGCAACAGAACAGCCGCAGTCATTTGGTAACTCTTTATTCAGAGAGATTCACATTGGTCACACGCACGGTCTGAAAGTAGATGAAAAGTTTGGAGTTCGTGTTAGAACTTTTTCAGCCTTATGTCCACCGGACGCTTGGCACGCTTCCAATATGCTGCTAGGAAATTTACAACAGGCGGAAGCTATTGTATGGAATAAAGAGGTTGGAAGAATTGCGGAATTTATATACACAGAATTAGATTAAATCTTTTGGAGGAAAGGTGCATCCAGACGTAGAACGTATTTTAGAAACACTGAAAAATGATGTAAAGGCTAATCCACTCGGAACACCCATAGAAGTAGCTTCTAGCATGTATCAGAATATTTCAGACTACCTTACATGCGGCTCAGAGATAAACGTTACTAACGTTCCGGTGCCAAGTATGGATGTTTATATAAAGCCAGAGGAAGGAAAACACTTACCTACGAATGCAAGTGACAGAAAGAAAATTCCTTTGTACTCTGGAGTATTAAAGTATTTTCCAGATGCTCTAGTAGCGGTTGCTAAAGTGTCGCAAGCTGGCAATGACCAGCATAATCCCGGACAGCCTTTACACTGGAGTCGAGAAAAAAGTAAAGATCATGAAGACACACTTATGCGTCATCTATTAGAAGTTGGCACTGTCGATATTGATGGACATAGACACGCTGCCAAGTTAGCTTGGAGAGCGTTAGCAATTTTGCAATTAGAGATTGAAAAGGAGAGGAATGCCACTGCTAAAGGGTAAGAAGAATGTAGGAACTAATATTAAGACTGAAATGGCTGCTGGTAAGCCACAACGCCAAGCCGTCGCAATTGCGATAAATGTTGCTAAGAAGGGTAAAAAGAATGGAAAAGGTAAGTAAAGAATCTAGACCTTCGCCTCAGAGCGAATGGTCATCGTTTGAGGCTTGGGGTACTAAATCTTGGTTCCCCTGTACAACAGAGGAAGTATTAAATGTCGGATCAAACAGTAAATCCAAATCCTACGCCAGCGCAAACGGGACTGACAAATCCGCCGAGTTGGATTAAAGCGCACGAAGGATTAATATTTGTAATAGTTCTATTAGTGTTTGCCGGATGGTTTTTAACAAAGTTCTTAAACCACGTAGCCGACTCTGATAATCAGAAATTCCTTCTAATGCAGCAGCAATTAAACACTCAGAAGGAAGCTAATAGTCAGTTATCGGCACAAGTAGCGACTGCTCTAGCACAATACAAAGACGTAATCGATACGCTTACAAAGCAGAATCAAGTGTTGAGCACAAGTCAGTCTAATCGGACAACTGGACTATCAACTCAGCAGCAAACTGATGCTACATTGCCAATAACTGATTTACAAGCACGTTGGGCCAATCTAGCAGGGTTTCAAATAGCCGAAATAGCTGCTACTTCTGCTGGTAGTACTTTGACCCAAAATGCATCTATTAAGACTGTACAGACATTAGAAGAAGTTCCTGTACTAACGCAGAACTACGCAGACGAGCAGACTAAGAATAACAATCTGACAGACGAATTGTCCAAGGGTAATGTGGTTATTGCCGACCAAACTAAACAGATTGCTGGTCTAAATTTAACCTTGACAGAAGCCGACAAGACATGTAAGAATGAAGTTGCCGCCGTAAATGCCAAAGCAAGGGCAAGTCGCCTTAAATGGTTCGGAGCGGGTGTAGTAACGGGTGTTATCGGAACATTAGTAGCAATATTTCACTAGAAAGGAATAGCATTGGAAAATAATGAAATTATGAGTGCTTTACTTACTTTAAAGAAAGTTAGTAATGCTCGTTGGTTAAAGTTTATGAAAATGGATGATGACCATTTACCTTATTTTATATCTGATGTTTCTAGACAAATGGAACACGCTGTTTATGAAAGATGCCCTCCGGGGTTTGAAGTCGATAGATAGTGGGGGGATTAGTTCTAACGGGAAAATAGTGGCTTTGCAAGCCGAAGTTGAGAGTTCGATTCTCTCATTCTCCACCAAATACCGGGTTAGTTTAATGGTAAAACGGAAGGCTTTGACCCTTCAAACTGAGGATCGTTACCTTGCCCCGGTGCCAAAGGAATAAATGACTGACAGAATCCCGCAATCTATAGCAGTAGATTTTGATAAAACTTTAGCAGTTTACACTGAATGGAAAGGGGCAGGTGTATTAGGGGAACCTATTATGCCTATGGTCAATCGTGTTAAACAATGGTTAGCAGAAGGAAAGATTGTTAAGATTTTTACTGCTAGAGTTTGGCATGATGACACACCAAGAAGGTTAGGAGAAGCATTAGCAAGCCGAGTAGCTATTGAAGACTGGTGTGAGAAGTATTTTGGTCAGCGATTGGAAGTTACCTGTGAGAAAGACATAGGCATCTTGGAAATTTGGGATGACCGGGCTGTTCAGGTTATTCCTAACACTGGTATTGTTGTAGAAGAAGAAAACGAAAGATTAAAAGACTTGTTGAAAAGAATTCATAGTCACTTTGACAGCGATTTTGTTAACCCCGGAGAAGAGATTTATGGGGATGGATCACACGCTGGAAAGTATCTTAATAGTCTATTAGAAGAAATTAAAGCCGAATTAGTTTAACGATAAAACCCCTGTCTTGTAAACAGTAATCTCAGGTCTGACTCCTGACTTCGGCTCCACAAATAAATATAATAAAAAGTTTTATCCGGGTAGCCTTTTGGTTACCCGGCTTTTCGTGTCTTTGGACACGTTGTAAACATTACGGAGAAAGAATGAGGCCAGTAGAGCCACAGCTATTAGAGTTCGGCGCGTTTGCGCAGGACGTGATAAATTTAAAATACGGGAAGTTCCCGACCAAACAAGATCAACAATCATGGGTAGAGATTTCAAAAAGAGTAGCGTATAATGTACTATCAGCAGTTAATGCCCCTAAGTCTCTAAAGGACGAATTAACTTATCGAATTGCTATCAGGCAAATTATTCCCGGTGGTAGATATTTATATGCTGCTGGCAGAGATTACCACCAAGTTCAAAATTGCTTGCTATTAAGAGCAGAAGACAGTAGAGAAGGCTGGTCAGAGATTATGCACAACTCTGGGATGGCGCTAATGAGTGGAGCAGGTATAGGGATCGAGTACTCGCGTGTTAGAGAGAAGGGAGCCTTAATCCGGCGCACTGGCGGGGAAGCTACGGGACCGACTGCTTTGATGGAAATCGTAAATGATGCGGGACGGCAAATCATGCAAGGTGGATCGAGACGATCTGCTATCTGGGCTGGATTAGGTTGGGACCATCCTGATATATTCCTATTCATTTCTATTAAAGATTGGTCGCCAGAGGTACGGGCGCTGAAGGCTAAGGACTACAACTTCCCTGCACCTATGGACGGCACGAATGTCAGTGTACGGCTTGATGATGAGTTCTTCAAAGCCTATTACGATAAGGACCATCCCAAGCACGACCATTCTCATAAAGTCTATTGGACAACTGTAAGGAAGATGCTGAAGACAGGAGAGCCGGGGTTTTCAATAGATACTGGCAGCAACGCAGGAGAGACATTAAGAAATGCCTGTACAGAAGTTACTAGTTACGATGACTCGGATATTTGCAATTTACTTAGTATCAATATGGCTAGGATACATACAGTAGAAGACATGAGAGCATGTGTAGAAGTTGGAACTGCTCTATTAGTAGCCGGAACGGTCTATTCTCATGTCCCATATCCGAAGGTAGACGAGATTAGAACACTTAACCGTCGCCTAGGTTTAGGGCTGATGGGTCTGCACGAATGGCTGATAACTCATGACAAGCCATATGGTCCCGATGTGTCCTTGGCGAACTACTTAAAGATTTATGAAGAAAGTACTTCATACGCCCTTAATTGGGAACTAAAATGGAACCTGTCGCCGTCTGTCAAGACTAGGGCGATTGCTCCTACGGGAACTATCGGGATCGTAGCAGAAACGAGCAGCGGCATTGAGCCGTTCTTCTGCACAGCTTACAAACGGAGATACCTTAATGGTACGAATTGGCAGTATCAGTACGTAGTAGACCCAGTTATCAAGAGATTAGTAGATCAGGGCATAGACGTTGATAGTATTGAAGACGCTTACTCATTGGCCGAGACTCCTGAGAAACGGATAGCCTTTCAAGCATGGATGCAGAAGTTTGTCGATCATGGGATCAGCAGTACTCTTAACCTTCCTGCTTGGGGAAGTCCACAAAACAATGAGGACAAGATAGAAGAGTTCGGTACAATGCTGCTAAAATATTTGCCAGATTTAAGAGGGATTACTTGTTACCCGGATGGGGCAAGGAGTGGACAACCACTTACTACCGTGAGCTATAAGACTGCCTTAAAGCATGAAGGGCAGATATTTTATGAACAGGGCGATGTATGCGATTGGACGAAAGGCGGGACATGCGGAAGTTAAGCAAAAGGAAAAGCCGGGGATCAAACCCCGGCCTTAATCTTTTTAGATACTCAGTTTCCAATATAAACCTCCACAAATTCGTCACCGTCTAGATCGAAAGGACCAAACGTGGCGTCTAGTCCTTTCCTGAAATATGGGTAGCCAATTGGATCAATTGCTCCGCTAGCTCCGTGGCATGAAAACATTTCTTTGTCTCCATGTCCCTCGTCAACCAACTTGTTAAGTTCAATGACAAATTCCTTTACTTTCATAGATATTTCCTATAATCAAAGTTATCCGTTTCAATACGACTGATAGATAGCTTGTAGTTACCTTGTACATAAAGATATTTACCCTGAGAAATGTGCTTAATATCTTCAGGTGTAAATATTACATTCTCCCATTCCGGCTCGTTATCACTATCTAATTTGTCAGTTAGCCAGCTAACCTGAACTGGCGATACCATTGGAGATATTGTGACGGTTGTATCTTCTAGTTTGGCTTCATCAATTTCAGAATTTTCTATGAAAAATTTAATTTTATAAGTTTGTCTTTCAATCATTAACGGCTTGATGTTCAAAAACTTCAAAGCGTCTTGTGGAGACTCCTCATAACGATTCATCTCTTCTACTAATGATTGAAGCATGTCGAAATTAAATGCATCAAACATCGTTAGCAGATTGCAGATAGACTGAATATAAGATTTGTTATTAAGTTTTTCATGGCAGTAATCTCGGACAAAAGCTTCATCAACCCCCCTAAATTCTAGCAAGTAGAAGATACGTCCCGGACGATTGCGCATGTTAACATCGATCTTCCATTTGTCGTTAGACGTAAGGATAAATAGTTTAGTACTGTTAAAAACACCGTCCAACAACGTGAGAATTTTTTCCTGATCATCTTTGTCGTAAGTCTTTTCAAATTCGTCAAAGATAACTATGCATCGTTGCTCAATGTCTTGAAGGAAAGTGTTAAATCCTTCGCCAGAAAAAGGCTGATTAACAACAAGAGTCGGCACATTCTGAGCTAGAGCGTTATGGCTTACAAGCTTTGACAGAAGAGTTTTACCGCTTCCTTTCTCACCCGTAAGTAATACGCCCGTAGTTCCAGTACGCTTAGAAAATGTATTCCAGATTCTATCAGCATCCTGAGAATAACTGCCATAAATCCTACTAGGAATCGGAAAAGAGTCGATAACCTCTAGATAGAAACCAGTCTCCATGCTAAACTTAACAGCGTAGGTTCCAGCAGGAAGTTTATCATGCATGTCCAAGGCTTCCTGTGAAGCTACCCGATATGTAGTTCCCCGTTTAAGAAAACAGCTACCCATGTAATTCCTTTCTAATTTCTTCTAATGATTGTTCCCGCATCATCTGACTATTCCAGAAGACGGTTTTTAATTGCCCTGTTGCTTCCATGCTTTTAGTCTGCTCGTCGTGGAGCACATACTCGTTACCTTCTTTAGTAACCATTAATAGACCTTTAGCAGACTTCTTAACACCGCTATCAGTCACCGGGTCTTTGAATAGATTACGCTCTTCCCCGTTGACAACTCCCCATGTAGCCTTAATAGCAGACCCTAGTGTATCACGAGTAACGTAGTTAAATGTGTAGGAGCCAATTCCTAGGATTATATTGCCAGACGCAAACCCTTTCTGCTTTAATCTTGCCAGAATAGCCTGTGCTCTGTCAAGGGTAATCGAGTCGCCATAGATTAGACCTATGTGGCTGTCCAAAAGCTTGTAGCCTTTGTCCGTAATAGTTCCACCAAATACTTCCCAAAGACATTCGACTGCGCCTTTCTCGGAAGGAGTCAGAACAGTTTCTACACAACTCTTAATAGAACTGCCATCGATATAATAGTATTGTTTATCGTGACGGTTCCAGTCAATTTGAACAACTATTTTATAAATCTTGTTATTAAATTTAAAATAACCCGATATTTCCCAATTTCCACATTCTCCATGCGGAGTAGCATCCCGCTCGTCTTCTACCAACCATTCTTCCGCGTATGATTTAGCATCTTCTAAAGATTTTACCGAAGGTTCCTTATCTAGATCGCTAATATAAGCTGTCCCGCACAAAATATCTACAGGATCGCCGCTGTCTGGTCTAATAACAACCTTACCATCCCTGCTCAAAATAACATACTTTAATTGCTGTACGTAATCCGTTACTACCTTCCAGAAGTCCCACGTATCTGATACGATACTAACAATTCCTTTAGGATAGGTTTTAGTAATCAATCTACGGAACGTTTCTACTTCGTCTTCTTTTCCTCCCATACACATTACAGAATGCTCGGTAGCTGGCACACTTCCGCCAATGAATGTATCACTAGCTCCGTAATAGTCTTCTAAGAAGTCTAAAGCCTGTACTGTGTCTGTCCCGGTAAAGGACAGAAGGTGAGCAGCACCGTTGATAGCCCCGTCATAAATGCCCGACATGCCTCTGTCAGAGAAGTCGTGACCCTGCCAAGGGACAAAATCCTTAGAACTACCTGTCAGTTCTGCATAACGGTCTAATAACCTTCTATATTCGTAGGCCATAGTTGCGGTAGTAATTGGTTTCCAAGTTTCGGCGGATAGCTGCGTTTCGAGGTAATTAGTAACCCATCCAAAATTAGGATCAGTATTCCTGATAGTATAAAGTGGTACTCTAATGTTAACTCGTGCGCCTTCTGCAAGTGCTTTAATTTCTACTGGCAGATAGCCCAGATCGTGCAGGTCTTCGATGTGCTTAGTGTCTACTAGACCGGGACCAAGAGCCTTATCCATTCTACGCTTGTACCGACTGACAACTTCGTCTTTTGGCTTGTTAAAAAACTCTTTATTCCATTGTTCGATAAGGAGCCATTTACAAACAGCCTGTAAGCCAAAGAAGACAACTTTGTGATCAAAATCTGGAAGACCCTTAAAGAATTTATCAGATCGGCAGGTAAAGTTAGAATATACGTATTCTGTACCGGCAGGATATTGCGCATAGTGACCGGTCTTATAAAAGTCTGTAGCGTGAAGTGGAAACATGTTATGCACTAAATTCCTCCTAATACAGTCAGTTTCTCATGAGCTATTCCCGGAAAGGGGTAAGCTGTGAATATATGGTCATAGTATTCTAACAGCGGCTCTAACCCTTTGCTAAAAATTCCGTGTGTGACGTATAGATAGTACTTTCCAATTTCATAACGTTCTTTCGCTTTCTTAGCTAACTCAATAAATGTTCTACCACCGTCACAAATATCGTCAACAACTAGTAAATTGCTATCCCAAAAAGCAGGATTTTTCTGAATATCGGTTCCTGTAATCTCTCCGGTATTCGGATCACGTACCTTGTCAGCGCGGATAACCGGAAGTTTCAAAGCCCTAGCAACGTTATTAATCTTTTTAGTAGCTCCTGCATCTGGTGAGACTAGGCAAGTGTTAACCAGATACTTGCTGTCAATTTTACTGACAAAGTTTTCTTGCTGGATGTTAACAACATTGTCGAGAAGTGCTAAAGCGACTTCGCTATGAACGTCTGCTACATATACGTATCTAAACTTCAACGAGTTAATAATATCACAGAAAACCTTTAATGATAGCGATTCTCCGGGGGCGCATACCCTATCTTGTCTTGCGTAAGGAAGGTACGGACATTTCAGAACAATTGCTACATCGCCCCATTCTCTGCGAATAGCGTCTGTCAGCATGACTAATTCCATCACCTTATTTGACGAAGTGATGTGAGCAGTAATGTGAACTACGTCACTAGGAAACGTGAAACTTGTCAATTCGGGCGTAAGCTTTACGCTCACTTCGCCGCCGCTAAACACGAACGCTTTGTATTGGAGCCAACGATTGCCGCTCGTTACTATAAACATTTTAAATCCTTTCTAGGTATAATTTAGCCGTTGCTGCCGCGCATCTATGACCATCAGCTACACCTAGTGCGTACCCACTTGAGTGCTCACTGATAAATGAGGCATTCCCATCATACGCTTGGTGCGAACTGTTAGCAATTTCTTCTAGTACTTTGCTAGCTTCTGCTAACCTGTCTGTCAGATTGCTAATAATCTCCAGAAATATCTTAATAGACCGTCTAGACTCTGGGTTTCTTTTAGCAACAAGTAGATCGTAGCTTTCAATTATTGTTAATTCTTTTTCAACCATTTATTCACCTTATTGTTTACATCGATCACTAGACTCAGTAATCCGTAGATAGCTAAGAAAACGATAATCGCTATGCTAATCATTTTGCCTCCAATAGTCGTATGCTATACGGAATAGCCTTCCGGCCATGTACCCGAGAACCGCCCCAAGAATACCCCACGCCAAAGCCATTAACGGTTATCTCCAGAACTCCTAATGACATTTCTAGCTTGTCTGTCAAGCAGCTTTTCAATATTTAGTGTAGCACACTCTGACATGGTATAGCCAATTTCTTTTAGGGCGGCTGCTATGTACCACATAGTGTCGCCAAGTTCCTTTGCCAGTTCCAGTTTCTCGGTAAAGGTGTATTCCTTTCCGCTGGTGATATTTCTATTACGCCACAATTTCTTAACTTTGTCAACTGCTTCGCCCGATTCGCCAGCTAGACCCATCATTGGGTATAAAATATTCTCACCAAGATTAGGATATTGTGCTGTAGCGACTGCTGCGTCTTGATACTCATTCAAACCTTCGATAATGAATCCCATCTAATCCTCACAGGTTAAAAAGCCCCATTGCCGTTTTTTCTTAGTTGTTATGACTAGTGACCAAGATGTTCCGTATGGGGTAATAATATTATGTTTAAATTCTGCCGGTCTATAAAGCATAGCTCCCGGTTTCCTATGAAACGTTCCTTCGTCGCACTTTTCTAGGTATCCGCCTTTTAGCAAAATAGTCACAAAGGACCAAGGATGATCGTGACAAACAGGATGCCAATTAGGAGCGTCTAGTTTGTGTAAATAAACATTGAACCAAGGAGTTTTTAGTAGCGTGTATCTATAAAAGACTTCTCCTAGTTCCTTCCAGCCAATTTCCTTATAAGGTAGTTTATTTAGAAGATTTGAAAATCCCACAAACCCCTTTCACAAGATACTTTAACATTTCTGCAACAGTTATTAAAAGTACTAAGCCAAAGTAATAAACAGCAGCTATAGTAAAAACTACGAACGGGCCTAGAAATGTTGTAATAGCTAAAGTTAAACCAATGATGGTAAGAATTCCTAGTGCATCTATACTAATGCCCATACATTCTCAATCAAATCTTCTAATGCTGTTATTGGGCCTAGATTACTAGTGCCCTCGGTGCCGTCTAGACTAAACCCATCTAATTTCTTTGCATCTGTTTTAAGAGTAGCTGTGTATGTCTTTTTATTCTCATTGAAGTCTATTACGATATTTGCTACTTGCATAATGGTGTTCCCCTTCCGCCTTCAATTTCATCAGGATTATCAGGAATTTTGTCAACTAGACAAGACAACTTATAGTCTTGCTCTGTCTCGTTTACTCCGGAGAGACTATTAAAATAACGAGAAATTACCTGATAAGTGATTGTTAAATTTCTTAACTTATTAGTATCATCTGTCGGTACATATTTAGCTTTTTCAATTCGATCTGACATTGTTACTAGGGCATCTTCTAGATCACTAATAAACTCTCTAAGATGCTCATAACGGGTGCCAACATCATTCATCTGTTGAGTCATTTATACCCTTGTTCTAGTCACTTTGGCAGACTTGCCGCATCCCACACAACGCCAGTGTCCCAATGTTCCTTTAGCTTCCTCTGTGCGGACTAGGGCAGGTTTACGTGCAGGTTTTGAGCAGCAAGTACTAGTGTATACAAATACGTTTTTCATTTTTCCTTTCTAAAATGGGCCACAATTATTTAACAATCGTGGCCCTAGGTTAGTTAGTCTCCAAGGACTCGCTTTAAGTCCCAATAGTCACCCCATGTGATCACTTGGAAATCAAAATCGACTTCCTCGCCAGTATTGAAACCTGCGCAGTATCGATATGGAACCCATGCAGGACCGACAGGGAAGATGCCTACTGCTGCGCCGGAACCACTAGGACACCAGTAATCAGCGTGCGCTTTTGGTTGACTGATAAAGGATAGACCGGCGAAAATTGAAAGTGTTAATAGAATTTTCTTCACTTCGTTACCTCCACATAGCCACTAAGAATCTGCCAAGGTGTAACGCAGGTTCGACCACCACATGAGCGTTTTCCTTTAGTATAAAGAAACGTCACTGTTCCTGTATAGTTAGCACCCTTTAGGGTAGCGGTAACTTGTTGAACACCAACCGGCGCGTTAGGCGCGGGAACATCTATAACTGAAACCACATTTCCTGTAGGTCCGTTAATATCTAACCCGTCATTAGTCAGGAAGAAAAAGCCATTTACTCGACCGTTATAAAGTAAGTCAGAAAACACATAAGCAGGAATCGGTGGTGTAAAAGCGTCTCCATTAGAGGGTTGAGGCTGCGAACCGTCCCAACGAGTGAAAGGAATCCCATCGCAGTAATAATTATTGGTAAAACTGCCACATGGATGTGCTCCCAAAAGATACTTAGTTGTAGTCTGTGCGTGAGAGGGAATTGTCAGGATGCTAGCAATAGCAAGCATCAGTGTACACAAAATCTTCTTCATTCTTTCTTTCTCCTTAATCTACTGCTACTTTGATTGCCTTGAACAACTCTGAACCTAGAGTATCAAGGGTCTGGTCGGTTGTCAAGAGGTTTTTGTAAATTTCCAAATAATCGGCGGCTGCTCGGCAGAGGTCCGGTCGATCTTTAAAGAGTCCTAGTGCTCGATTACAGGTTCCACACAAAATGCCTCGTAATTCTCCGGAACAATGACAGTGGTCTACATGAGGCAAATTGTTATCCGAAAACAATTCTTTACAAATTAAGCATTTGTTTTCTTGTATTTCAAGTATTTCTCTGAAATCGTCATTTGAAATTCCGTATAACTTTCTTCTTCTCCAATCTTTCTGTTCTTCTTTATGTGTAAGCTGGTAGTCACGATAATAGTTTTTATTTTCTATTCTATAGGCGATTATTTTTTCTTTATTCTTAGCACGCCACGCCGCATTTAGTGCGGATACTTTATCCTTGTTTTTTAAATAATATGCAGCTATTTTTTCTTTGTTTTCAGCTTTATAAACTAACGACGCTTGCCGTTTACACTCTTTGCACCAAGGATTGAGCAGGTCTTTACGACTAGTGTCTTTTCCAAAGAAAGTTTTATCTTTTTCTTTTTTACATTTGGTACATACTTTCATTAGTTCTCCGTGTTTTTGGTCCTTTCTATAATATTGACACGAATTTTCTCAAAAAGTTGCGCCTCTCCTCTAAGTTTTTCAATAGTATTTTCTAAACCGTATGCTATACGTTCCCCTTGATAAGAATACCATGCACCCGATTGTTCTATTGCGCCACATGTGACGCCGTAACTAACCGTATCTGCGAAGGTATCTATTCCTTTTCCATAAAGCAAATTGATAAATGTTTCACGCATGGGCGCTCCACACTTATTCTTTACTGCTTTTACTTTGAGAGTGTGACCTATAGGCTGTTCTTTTGGTCCGATAACATCTTTACGACGAACGTCTAGACGTACAGATGAGTAAAATTTTAATGCTCTGCCTCCAGTCGTTGTCTCAGGATTGCCAAACATTACACCAATTTTCTCACGTATCTGATTAATGAATATCAAACTGACACCATTCATATTAGCTTTTCCACGTAACTTCCTCATTGCTTGTGAGAGAAGTCTTGCCTGTAAGCCCATGTTGGAATCGCCCATTTCTCCGTCTAGCTCTGCTTGTGGAACTAACGCAGCAACAGAATCAATGATAATCAGACTGACAGTACGACTATCAATTAATTCCTCAACAGTTTCTAGTGCTTGCTCGCCGCTATCAGGTTGACTAATAACTAACTCATCCATGTTAACACCCAGAGATGCTGCATAAGTTGGGTCTAGTGAATGTTCTGCATCTATGAAAGCACACAGATTGCTAGTGTTCTTTTGCTCCTGTGCAATTATGTGTAAAGCAAGGGTAGTTTTACCAGCGGATTCAGGTCCGAAGATTTCAACAATTCGGCCAATTGGAATGCCGCCGCATTGTAGCACACCTTCATCTAATGATGGAAGATTGGTACTGATACTTGGTAGACGAATTCCTACCTTTTCTCCCATTCTGGTAAGTGAGACATTAACTTCAAATTGTTTGTTAAGTTTTTTATTAAGCTGTTTTAGAACTTCAAACTTATCTTCCTTGCTTGCCAGCTTTGGTTCCTTTTCTTTCTTAGCCTGAACAATTGTTTCCGAGGGAACTGAATTAGGAATATCAACAATTTGAAAACCGTTAACAATTTGCCCCTGCGTAGCTCCTAATAATGCTTGTAAATCTGCTAATCCTTTCACTGTCCCTCTAGTTTGCTATTAGCTATTAGTTCATTTAATTTATTTTCATAAGCTTCTCTAGCTTGATTTTCGGTTGGGAACAATCCTAGATAGTAATACGTACCTTTAAACCATAGTTGTGCCGCCCATTTCTTTGCGGCTTTGTTCCAATAGTAGCCTTTACCTTTTCTTTTTCCAATAAAGTACTTTCTTCTATTTTGCAATTGGTCTAGCTGTGACGACCATTGCACATTTCCGACACAATAATTTCCATTAGTATCAATTCTGTCTAGTGTTAAATTGTCCGGTCTTGGTCCCAATTCTTGATAAAATTCTTCAAACGAATTGAATAAGAACCTTATACCTCTTTCGCCGTAATATTGATACCGACCATTTTTAGGATTGTTACATCTGTTTTTAGCACCTTTATATGCATTGTATTCTGGAGTGTAGCTCATGCCGTGCTTAGTCGCCATTGTTGATTCCTTGTGTTTTTGCATTAGCGATGACGGACATGAATCCTAAGAACTTCCTGACGCCTTTAGTTCCTATAATTTGTTCTAATGCCTCGGGATGATCGGAGTTAAACATTTCATCAGCAGTTTTTACAGCCTCGCCGTTATTCTGCCAAAATGCTACCCAACAAAAATTGCAATTCCTATGTTTAGGTAGCCGATGTAAGTCTAACCGGTGTCCGCAAGTCGGACGCATGTGCTTAACAGTCTGATACGTAATGTATACGCCATTGCCAGCAGGACTCTTAATATCAATTACTTCTGGTTGCATAGTTCTTGTTCCTCTTTTGTTAGTTGTGGTGCCATGAGCCCGTACTTTTGGAGCAACTGTAACTTTCTAGGTTGATGCTTCTCGTTCTTAATTTCTTCTAGATACTCTTCGTTTTCAGTTTTCATGATTGTTCTTTCTTAGCCTTTTCAAATATTTTATCGACTTTATCCCGAATATCACAAACTAGAGCATTACGAGACTCGCCCGGTTGCCAACTCCAAATATCTTGGAAAATGTCTATCTGCGTGTATACTTTCTTTTGTAACTCTTCTATGTTCATTGTTTTCTTTCTATTTAATTTTTACAGCTATTAATACCATAGGGATAGGGCAAATGTACAATGTTCGGTTTTTCCTATCCCAGTAAGCCCCTACCCACACATCATACCATGCGAATTTAATGCTCATAATTACCTACTGTTTTATGACTGTGAAGTAGCGCCCTATCGGACTGATACTGCGCTTTCTAAAAATACTGCCAATTGCTTGCTCAACTTTCGCTCGTTCTTGTTGAGTAAATATTGGCTCAGTCTCTAGTACATATGTGTTGTAAAACAATTGCTCAATGTCTTTAGGAATTTCTTCCTGTCCTGTATACTTTTTCAACCCATCTATTACTGCATGTTCAACATCTATAAAAAAATCTACGATGTTGGGTCGAGCACCTTTTCCTTTTTGCAATTGACCGTTCTTTGCATCTGTACTATTCTTTAATAGTTCAAATTGTCCTTGCAACAGTTCCAAGGCATAAGGATCACCAAGGATTTCATCAAAACTTTTCTTATTGCGGTGTACTCTCTCTTCCTTTCTAAGCCCCATTCTTTTCCCTAGCCATTTTTAGTAACCTTTTGGCTCTTATTTTGGTTCCTACCTTCCCCGGCGCGGTGACTCTAGGAGCACCCAGAACGACAGTAAACGGCGGATTAAGTATGTACTGCGAAGCTGCCGCCATTCTCTTCGCATCATCTTGAAAAATTGCTATAGCTTTATTGCAAGGCCAACAGAGCAGGCCACGACATAACCCCGTTGTGTGACAGTGATCAACTGATAGTATTAATTTCTGACCCTTCTTACCAAATCTTTTCTTACAAATTGCACAACAGTTATTCTGATATGCTAGAACCTTATTAAATTCTGCAAGGGTTATATGGTATTCTCTTTTTAATCTAGCATCCTTTGCTCGTTCTTTTGCTGTCACCAAACCTCATCGAAGCAGCCTAAATCTATTATCTTTAGCTGTCCGTTTTTATCCCTTGCTACGTTGCCCGAATTGTCAACATCGTTTGCGTGTTTATAAATCTTTTTAACTCGTTTCTCTAAAAGGCTTCTAGATTTATCGTATTTATTAGAGTTACGCCAATTTGACTCGCCAAGCACCTTATAATACCGCATAGCACTTACCCCGGTCTTCATGTTAAAGTAGTAAATGGTAGGCATGTACTTCTTTAATTTCCTATACCTATCACAGAATTTCAGTTTATTATAAACTATCCATTCCTGAATAGCATGTATCTTGTCGTCATCGTTTTGTGGAAATTTGATAACAAGTGGCAAACCCCACACCTTATAGACATATCTATACGCACCAGATCGGCTATATTTGCAAAGACGTATTCCATATGTCTTACACTCTTCTGGAGTAGTAGGCCAATCGTTTCGCAATTTACTAATTACTTGGTTAATCTTCTGTCGTTCTGTCATACAATTATATCAGTGTTTATTACATCCTTTAAAGCGTCTAACGGCATGTTCATAGCTTTAGCTTGTTCGGCGTATCCGATACCGGCGTTAGCTTTTGCCGTCATAGCAGCAATTTTTCCTTCAGTTAACTTGTAGACTGTACTTGTAGCTCTATCAAAGTACAACATCGTTGACCCACCAGCGGAATAGCGACTAAGCGCGGCGGTTACTAAGACTTCGGGACTGAACGTGCCTTCAGTCTGAATAAATCCGCCCTGAGCCAGCATATCTTTACTTATTTCCCCTATTTTGTTACAGTTGAGAATAAGTAGCCCGTCGCAGTCCTTGGCGACTTGTGAAGCACCGTCCACGTTAGAAACGGCTGTTAATTTGTTTTCACTAACTCTGTTAGGTTGTAAAATCAGGATAATCTGTACTAGGTATTCTTTACAAATCTGTGACAGCCGCTTGCTAATCTCAGAAAGGTATTGTGTCCTGTTTTTACCACCAATAGTAGTATCGCACAATCTCTGCAAATTGTCAAGCACAATCCACTTGACGCCATATCTACGGATACAATCAATAATCAACTTGTAAATGTCGTCAGCCGAATGGTACTTAGGGGAGCAAAAGAATAGCTCTCCTTTTCTATTTGCTACCATATCTTTAACAACAGGGATAACTGACTTGAATTGATCTGTAAGATACTGTGCCTCTTCTGGTGTCTTAGGGATGTTATCAGCTACCCCACTCTTATGACTGACCCACATTCTAGCTTGCTTGGGACGAGTCATTTCTAGACAAATGTTAACACCGTTTTCGTCGTATGCTCCTACCATGTACTCTAATAGGTTCATAGCGAACTTCGTCTTTCCTACTTTTTCTTCGGCCAAAATGTGTATGCAGTCGCCTTCATCAAACTGGATAATATCTCCAACCATCGGCCAAACATACTTCTGACCGGCACCTTTACCGTCCAGTTCTTCTTCAAATTCTTCTAATGCATCGCTAGAATTAGTGACACCATCCACGTCAAAAAGTTTTGCTTCTAACTTTAATTGCTCGAAAGTTTCTTTTGTTCCTCCATTTAAAAACCACTCATTAAGGTCTTTACCCTTTTTTGTCTCACCAGATTCAGTAACCACATCAAAGGATGGAAGTACAATCTTATAGCATTTTTCAATACCAACTTTACTAGCGATAGCCTGTGCTGCTCGTTGTCCAACTTTATCTGTATCATAGCAGATGTAAACCTTTTCAACTGTGTCTAACTTGTCAATCCATTCTGCTTTGCGAACGTTAGCCCCCGGAACCCCACATATGTCCAGAATACCTTTATCCAAAGCTGCAATACAATTTGCCTCGCCCTCAACCATGACCAATTCTTTGACTTCGGGTGAAAGCACTCCGATATTATACAAAGTAGCGTCCCATCCAGCAGGACTAGCAAAGTCTTTAGGAACCTTAGAAAGATTGTTAGGATCGGGCAAGGTTCGGTAGTGCGCCCAAATCTGATTACCGTTTAATAGGTAAGGATAAACTAACGCTCTTACTTCTCCAGTGCTCTTGAAGTAATGCTTTGTCAGCCCTAGTTTCTGTTGTTTGATAATGTCTTTAGAGAATCCTCTAATATTCATTAAATAATCGAGAGCATCCCCGTCTGCTAACAAGGCTTCGTGACACTTGTCAACATTCGGCAGAATGTCGATCTTCTTTTGACTAGCTGCCCAATCCTTCTGAGAAGATACTTCAGAAATACCTATATTTAAAAATTGCTTTAAAGTGAGTAAGTTACCAGAGAAACCGCATTTCTGACAAAGGAAGAGTGAGTCGCGTTGTTTTTGCGGGTCTTGCGGTCCTCGACATTCCATGTAGAAATGGCCGTAGGAATTTTTCGCACACTTCGGGCAACACTCAATTTCAATGTTTGGGTATGTTGCAGGTTTCCAATTCCATCCTTGGCTAATAACAAATTGTAAGGCAATGCTTCCAGAATACTTTTCATCAATATTAGACATTTTTCCAAAGTCTCCCAGACATGATAAAAGCGACAGTGTTTCTAGGAATTCCTAGAAGTTTAGAGACTTTTCTAGAACCTAATCCTTCTGATTTTAATTGTCGGATGTATTTGACAGTTTCTTCTGTATATTTGGTTCTTGCGCTACGTCTCATGTTTATAGTATGTGTAACGGGTTCTAGATGATCGGGATTACAACAGTGTCTAACCTTACATTTATGATCTAGTTCTAGTCCTTTAGGAATGTCTCCGTATTTTTGTTGATAATAATAGATATGTGCGTAAATACTTTGTCCACAGACTTTTCTACCGTATCCGTTATTATTTAAAGACAATTGCCATTCCCAACAGCCGGTATCTGGATTAACGATATATTCTGGTCCTTTGGCTCTATTTCTGCTATGTCCGGTAACCCATTTGACCGGTTGTCCTTCAACATTTCCTCGTTTGGGATCAGTTCTTTTGCTAATGGTGGTCTTGTTGCCACAACCACATTGACAGTAGCCTTCCAAAATTTCTAATTGATCAGGTATCACCTATCCTCCTGCGTTACGGTGAGGGCGCGGCTTTGGTCTAAATAAGTTTACGTAACGTTGATATTTTCCTATTTCTTCATGATACTCTTCGTGCAGTGTTTTGTTCCAAACAATTGCACCGCATTTCTCACATAGATGCGCTTCTTTTTCAGATTCCATTTAATCCCTTTAATTCTTTAAACAATGCTGCCTGTGCCTCTTCTATTTCGTCGTCAATCTTTTCCAATAGCTCTCGGCTAAACACAACGGTCCCATTGGCTGAGAAGCGCATTTGTCCATCTGGGTACACGATCAAAAGAAATTGTGCGTGATCGTTCCATTTGTGCTTTTTACTTTTGCCGGAAGTTGTATGACGAATTTCTACCCGTAAGTCTTTTCCTGTAACCAATTTAGATTCCATTACTTATCCTTTTCTAGAAACGTATTCGATACCACCTTTAACTTAGCCCTTCGAGCAACAGCAGAAACTACTACACCTTCTCTAATATGCTTTGCTTTCATGACTGTTGACGGTCCTGTTGACAAAGCTTTAACAGTTTCCTTGTCAAACGGTCCCTTGTACAGTTCTGGCACCCAATAAGGCTGCAAAGACATAAGAGCCTGCAAGCCTTCTGGCGTATTCTCGTCAGCCCATTTGCCGTTAGGAAGCCTTACGTCGAAGACGAAGAAGAATGGGTCATCGGCTTTGTGTCCGTAATCGAAACCCTTCTGACTTGCTCCGACTTCGCCGTAAAGCACATACTCAGGGTGTGACTCGCACCATTGACGAATCCAAGGGTTCGCAACGATTGCCTTGCGCCATATACAGCTAGAGTCTTGCGCCTTCCAGTAGTTTTTCGACCCCGCATACATTACTCCATCAATAAAAACGTATCGTGCGTTACTTCCATGTATCTTCTCAGTAACGGAAACTAGTTCTCCATCCTGAAAGGTATTAGGATAATTCTTTAAAGCATTAACATCATAGGATGGAATACCTAGACTGTCAGTTCCAGCTAAGAACTTCTCCCGATTCCTAAAACTCAACTTAGCTAATAGGAAATTAATCCATCCCCTGAGAGTCTTCGGATAACGTCTCTTCCGTTTAGGAGCAGCCTGATCGTCGCCTCTAAGTTCTTTATCAGGATCATAGTGAATAATTCCTAAAAGTTCGCTAACATCTTTTCCAACCGGATGATCCGATTCTACAAAATGTCTAGTCAATGTACTATCAACAAGTTCATCAAAATCACTAACAGGTAGTAACAGTCCCTCTGACCATTCTCCTCTAAACCTTCTAACAGTAATTCGCCGTTTCTTCTCAGGAACAGTCACAGCACCGTGCATTGGCGGTTCAGCATAATAGTCTCCCCAGATAAAACGAAACGCCTCGGTTTGCGGAACGACCGAATCCGGTTGTAGGTAAACTCCTAGTGATCCAATAACAAACTGACCCTTCCTAGAAACTACCTGATATTCTCCTACCTTGATAATCTCAAGATTATCCGCGTTGGTGTGTGGCAGGATAGTATCAATTTTGACAATGTTTACTTGGTGATTAGCTTTCATGCCGTTTTCCTTCCCAATAAAAAGTATCTAAACCTTCGTCCATAGTGGTCGGTCCCACAACAACTTTGAAGTAACCGCTCCAATTTCTAATAGCCTGCCAAAATCGTTCGTCAGGGTGTTCCTGACAGTATTTCACAAAATCTGCTAGTACCTCAGAGTTTCTATTCATTGAACAACTCCCTTCGCATATAAGGACATAATCTCGATAGCTTGGTTAGTAACAGAATAAACTTTGTACCCTCTACCTTCTAGCACTTTACTATCAAGTTTTCCTTTAAACATTTCTGTTACATCTTTGAAAAGATTGTGTTTAACAAGATCGTCATACTGTACTTGGTGGAAAATAATAGCATGACGATCTTTCTCAGGGTCACTGTCCTTTGGCTCCATCGCAACAATGACCGGCGTCTTAGAATCGTATAACTTCTTTAACACATCGAATTGAAACTGACTAATCTCAAAATCGTGAGCCATCATTCCTTTCCAGCTAACGCTGATCCTATTAATTTACTGACCGAACCTTTTGTTAGGTTATCCGGTATTTGCTTATTCTTATACAATTTCTTTAACAACTTTAACTGACCGGGTGTAGGCGGGTCTTTGTGCCATTTAGCTTCTTTCTGGACAATTTTTAGTACATCCGGAGCCACGTCCATAACCAATTTATCGGCTGCTGCTAAAGCTTCTTCCAGCGTATTCCTCTCACCTTTATAAGACTTCCCCTTTATCTTACCACGTAATTCCCAAATATCAAGAAGATTCTGACTGATCCTGATTTCATCTTTGTCAGGAAGCATTAATACATACCCGCCGATTGCTGTAGGGTGCCATATAAATTCGCTATTAGCATCTATTTCAGCCGGTATCTTAACCTCGAAAAGATTAACGTTAGTAACCCAACTATCAACTTTAGTAATATCGTCTAACGTTGTAAAATCTAGATGTGGGTACTTCTTTTGAATCTCTTCGATCTTCTCAATAGCTTTTGTTAGCGAAGTTCCTTTTAGGTCTAGTTTAGAAGGTAATCCTAATAGAGTTGGTAAAGTAATTAAGCTATGACGGACAGAAGTATCAACCATATCAAGGACAATAACATCAGTCTTACCATCAAATAACCTCGTTCCTCTTCCTACCCTTTGGCTGAAAACAACGCCGCTTTTAGTTGGTGCTGCCATTATAACACAGCAGATAGGTGGACAGTCAAACCCTTCGACAAGTAACTGAGCGTTAAACAGAACATCTATTTGACCCTTTCTAAAGCGGCTGATCTTGTCGTCTTTCTCCGGGTCCACGCCGGATACCCACTCCGCGTTAATACCTTTCTTCTTAAATGTTTCAGCAAGATTCTGCGCATGAAGGATATTAACGGAAAACCCAATAGCCTGTCTTCCCTCACAATGTTCCAGATAACTTTTTGCAACAAGAGCATTCCTCCAAGGTGTATCGATAGCTTCTGCTAACTCTTTTTCGTCGTATTCGCCGCCCTTCGTACTAACCTGATCTAAACTGACTTTAGTATTTACTCGTATACCCTTAACATCTACCAGCCAACCATCATCTATTGCTTGTCTAAGAGAATACGTAAAAGGGATAGCTTGGTATATCTCGTTAAGTCCTTGTCCGTCGCCCCTAACGGGGGTTGCTGTACAACCTAATAGCAAACGTTTGTTATCTTTTAGATAGCCACCCACATCAAAAACTTGTTTATAGCTATTAGTGATACTACGATGAGCTTCGTCAACAATTAGTCTGGATATGTTATTCCAGTTAAATTTGTTGGTGCGAATGGTCCCTTGTCTTCCCAAAGTTTGAACACTGGCTACTACTATGTCGGCTATGGATGCGTCACAAATTAGTGCTCCTGCTTCTTGTTGAACAGTTAAAGTTGGATTTATGCTTCTAAAGTGTTCAACAGCTTGTTTCGCCAATTCGTCTCGATGCACTAACAGCATGGTCTGGCCGGGCAAAATATCTTGCATTTCTTTGGGAAGATTAGCAAAAACTACCGATTTACCGGTTCCAGTAGCCATACACAACAATTGCCGAGAAACCCCGGCAATGTGTTTGTTACGAATTAATTGTATAGCTTTAGTCTGGTAAGGTCTTAACATAAGTTTTTAGCACCCAATTAGCAAAACGAATTAGTTCTTCGGGCGAAGCATCGGTCTTCATTGTGTTAGCTTTATATGAAATAACTTGAGAATTGTCTTTTGTATAACCGTTTCCAGCAACTATTTGATCTAAACTAGGTGAATTTGGTCCATGTTTCTTAATACCTTTGAACAGAGGTATGTTAAGAATTGGGCAAAAATCTGGAATATCGACAGTGCCTTCTAAATTAAATGGCAGACCTTTCTTTCTAGCTCTTGCTCTTGCCTGATGTACTAAGTATTTGCCGGGGTTTTCTTGTCTGTCTTTTGCTGCCCATTTCTTCTCAATGTTTCTTCGTTTGGGTAAGTTATTGGCCCTAGATTTTCTATGATTAGCTATCAACCTATCTCTGTTTTTTAATCTGTAAGCCGCGATCCATTCCGGGTTTTTGGCGGTATTTGATGGGTTTTCTTCTGCATACTGTTTAGTACAATCCTTGCACCACGAATACAGTTTTCCTGTTTTTCTTATATAGAACTCAGAATCGTCTTTAAATAGATTGCACTTAGTACAGCATTTCATTACTCCTCTCTAAGTCGGTTTCCATCCAGATTTCCTTTCAAATCTTACTATGCAATCTTCTTCCATAATCCTGATAACTGTTATCAGTAACTTCTTACGGTGATGGCCGTCATGACAGCTATTACAAAGTGTTATAACATTGTTTAGATCGTTTGTCCCACCTTGTGATCTATAAATAAGATGATGACAAGTTATGTTGTTCATGTTATTGCAACTACGACACCTAAACTTATCACGTAAAAAGCATTTAACTTTATAAAGTTCCATAGCACCGGAATAAACGATCCATAATTAACAACAAACCATTTAAGGTTCAAGATAGTATTCTGTAAACGAATCAGTAACATAACCTATTAACCATCCTATCGAATACGTAAAAAATACTGTTACTAACGACCAGCCAACTAAATGTCCGACTACTAGCATTACCCCTAGTCCTACTAGAAACAGGATAGGCATAAGCCAAGCACCGGCTGCTATGGTTACTGATTTAAACGTCACTATTCTCTAACTCCTGATACGGGTTATTAGCCGGATTAGTAATATATTCAGCAGCTATTGCCTCTAACGCTCGTCCATCTGACGGATCAAAACTATTTCCGTCGTCGTCTTTCCCCGTAGAACCAATGTTTAACTTCCCTAATTCTAGGGCAGGACGAACCGTATTGTCAAGCACTGATTGCTTGATTGAGAAATTTAGCCAAATGAGCGAATCCTCCCCGGTTAGTCCCTTTAAAGTTTTTACATGTTGCTTAATCTCATCAAGAGTCATATCTTGACCCTTGTCGATAAAGCCTTCTACAAAGAGTTTGACAGGAGTCTGTTCGTTAGTCTCAGGGTTAGTCCATGTCTGACTAAGATCAAGACTAGTAATTTCCCTTAGTTTCGCTATACCTAGCCCTTCATACTTCTCTCTAGGAATAGACAGTTCTTCCATAGTCGATGCTATCTTTTCTAAATATTGGCATTTACGAGGTTTTAGAGATAAAGTCTTAATATATTCAGTAAATGTGCCGAATTCCTGATAATATCCGTTTTTTCTAATTTCATGCAACAAAATAGCAATATCAAAAGCTGAATTGTTAACCTTTGCAATCAACTGCTCTAGTTGCTTTCTTATTTTCTTAGCTTCTCCTGCTTGTATTTCTCCAACAATAGCAGGAATTTTATTAATTATTTCCATATTCCTCGAAACCTACATACTTATCGTAAACTACTTTTGCATAAATCTTTTCTACAAATTCGTCAATCCATTGATAGTCAGGTTCTTCGCGCATGTCAGACAGTTCAGAAGCCTTCTCTACCTTTAATAGAAACTCTTCAATTTCTTCTGCTACCTGCTTGTAAGGAATTTGTCCTAGTTTGATCTGCTTAATATGTTCCGCACGAACTAACGGGAAGGTGACTTTATGGGTCATTAACAATTCAATAGCTTCGTCACCAACTCGGACAGCATGACTAAGAGCCTTCCAGTCGATTCCTTCGTTGCTTTCAGCTAGTCTAGCCCTGTGTCCGTACTCTTCATAGATGGTTGTAAAAATCTTAGCAGCCTCTTTGATAGTATTCTTAAAACCTACCATCCGGTTGCAACATTCGTAATAGGTTTCAAATTTACCGGGAGTAGTCTCTTTTACTACTGTTTGTGAGTGCTCCCCGGTCGGTAGATGCTCGGTAAATTCCCCTACCTTGTGTAATGCGAAACCCCACTTACTAATAGATGTAAAAGCCTCCATAGCAGCTTTAGCAGCAGCTACTCTAGACCCTTTTATCCCATACTTGTTAGCTTGTGTACGACAATACCCTACAAAAGCTGCACTCTTCTTAGTAAGAAGTCTGTGTCTATTACTAATAATTTCTTTCCAGATATGGGTTTTCTTTTCTGGATTTGGTGCGAACAGCATGTCGATGGGTCCAGTCTCTCCCTTTGCCAATAACTGTAAGAATCTCTGTAAAGAGTATGATTCGCAGTCAATGTCTCCCGGATTATTCTTTTCCCCTTCGCCTTTAGAGGGTCCGGTCTTAATAGATTCACGGACCCTCTGTAGCAGAATATCGGAAGCTGGTGGGATGTGGACAGCTTTGTAATCAACATCGCTGCTAGGAGTGTTAGTCCCGTACAAGTGGCTTCCGAATTTAATTCTTACAATTTCGTTCATTCTGGTATCTCGCTATCTTTTGAACTTGCTGTAGAAATTCTTCATAATTAAATTTAGACTTTAGCCAGTTACATATCCCGCAACTTACAACGCAATTGCCTTTATTATAGCCAATTGCATTATCTTTTCTATCTATATTATAACCGCTTCCGTTTTTAGCTGTATTAAATTCGTACCATGTTATGTCATCACCGCAATAATGACATTTTGTTATTTTAGTAAACTCTAAAAACTCTTCGTAAGTCAATTCACAACTTACCTTGCCGTCACGAGTGTTACTTGCTAAAATGTTATATAAACCTTCAAATGGTCTTAATCTTTTAACATTACCTGTTCGCTCATTTCGATAGCAACCGCAAGATACGGTTATGCCTCTTGTCAAACTACCTTGGTAGACTCTTCGCATTGTTCCACAATCGCATCGGCACTCCCAATGAGGTTGTTCGTTTTTATACTTTTTGAAAGAACGACCAATTACAACAAGTCTGCCAAATTTTTGACCAGTAATGTCTAATTTTTTATACAATTTTCTTCCACATGGCTAATTAAATCAATATAATGTACAACATCCTCGATACCAATAAAATGCTCTACACCAGGAATATAGTGGAACACATTTTCCTTAAACCCTATGACAAATATTCTCTTACCTTTTGCCAAAGCGTACCCAAATTCCACATGCCGCCCCCCGCGTTTAATTCCCACTAAAGGACTTTCGGCCATAAACACAAGTACATCTGCTCTATCAATATCTTCTAGGTCAATTGCCGCAGTAGTTTTATAAAAATCATCAGAATGATCGCCCATGTCGCTAGAAAGACTTTCCTGTTCTGCTAGCCACCGAGAAGTAACCTCTACACCAACTTCTTGCAAATGCTTAGCAACGATACACATTTCATCTCGTCTAGCGTATTGTGCTGCTAAATAGACTTTTAACATGTTAATCTCCTATCTCTAGTGATCTAAAAGCACTGGCAAACATTTGATCATTGTCTAAACTATGTCCGATGATCTTCCATATAACTTCTTGGTGTTTATGCTCGTCTAACATAGCGAAACAGACCGGAGCAAAAAACTTATTCTGTTCTTCTAAAAAGAAGAAAGCAAACTCTTTACGGGTCGTACAAGTCTTTAACGCTTCTGTCAGAATGCTTGCCGACATGCTTCTAAGATGCTCATAAGTATTTTTAAACATTCCTTGCCATTGATCGATAACTACGGCAATATGTTTAGGAGCACTTGTCACCCAATTATCAATTGTACCCTGATCGCCCATTTTTAGCAACTCTAAAACAGTTTTTGGTGAGGCTTTGTGCAAAATCTTCTGGTACTTTAGAAACGTTGGATGCTTAATTTTTACCTTCAGCGGTGGCTGTCCGGGTCTGTGCCATGTTGCGACAAAACCTTCTATGTTAGGTCCGTCTGCGTTTATTGCTGCATCTAGTCCGATTGGTGGCTCGTCCACGTATTCCAAGTGATTCCGTAAAGCATACGGACGATCTAAAGCACTCTCAAAACCGGTTTCAATATTAATAAGAGCCAGTAACACTAATCTATCTTTACCGTAATGAACCACATGATGCTGTACCGATTCGCACACAGCCTCAAATACAGGAGTAAAACCTTCCGGGAAGACTAGCGGACCATGTTCTTCGATATGATCTTCTAACCACTTAGTAGCCCACTTAGCATGATCCGAAGTAAATGAACCTTTGCTAGCCGCTCCCCAGTGTATGCCGTATCTCCAGAAAGTAATTAAATTTCCATCAATCTTTTCTGTTATGACTGGTTCGTCTTTTGGCAAGTTTTCCAATAACGTTTCAGGACGAGTCGAATCGTTAAGGTTGAAAAACTTCTGAAACGGTCTAGCCACTATTTCTTTAGTCTCTCTATTAACAATTAACCCTCTGCACTTAATTGTGGCGTCGTTCCACTCTTGTTCTAAAACACACTTACGACTATAAGTATAAATATCAAGGGGCAGGTTCGGGTGCCTTTGCACGTTTATCAACTCAGAGGCTATATTTTGTTTTAGCAATTCTTCATTTACGTAATCGTATAAAAGCACCGTATCTCCTACTTCTTCTTTTCAGGCTTTGCGTCAGACTTAACTTCGGGCTTAGGCGCAGCTTCCGGTATCGCAACAGGTGCGGCCTTTGCTGCTTCCTTAACCAGTGTTCCGGTGTTAGGGTTAAGTGTGTAACCGGGATGGGCCTTAGCTACATCGCTACCCAGACGCGCAAGGTCTTGCTGTGCTTGGTTAAACTCTTGACCTACATACTTGAGAGCAAGTTCTTCAGAAGAAGTAAGCTTCTCGGTGTCTGGGGTTACGGGTGTTGTTTGTGCGAAAGCCGTGGCACTAAAAAGTGCCAGAGCTAGAATTGTATACTTCATTTTCCTCCTATATCTTACTATGCGGGGTTGGCGCAATTTCTAACGAATTTACGCAATCCTCTTTATCCCTAATAACTTGTTCTGCTGCTTGTTTGAATTCCCGCAATTCTTTTTCATTTTTCTTAACTTCTTTGTCAGAAGATACACTAATAACATTTGATAATAGTTCTAGTTCTGATTTGAAAAGAAGCACTTCCCCAAAGAATCTTGGATCACCGCAATCAATAGTTTTTAACTCCATAAGAACAGAATTGGCAGTCTTTATTTCATTCTCTAACGTATGAGGCGGATTACTTAGAAACAGGTACAGAGCTAGGTGCAGCATCGTCCTCCCCTTTTATAACACACATCGGCTGAAACTTCAATCGCTTATCGTCACCGTAGACAGCACGCACTCCATTCCCAGAATCCGACCATCCTTGGAGAGTTGCCGAGTAGACTACAAACCACTTTAGCTTATAGTCTTCTCTAGGACAAATAGGTTCCTCATGCACCATAATTGGTTCCACGGCATTTTCTGGAATAACATCCGTGCAGACTTTAGTACAATGGCCACTTGCAGTGACACTAAATAATAATATCGCCGTCTTGATCGGTAACATATTCTCCTTCTGTAACAGCATTATCAACTTGGCTATTAGCTTCTATGGTAGCTTCCGAAGCCGCAGCTAGCTGTTTAGTCTCTTTAGCAGCAGTTTCAGATGCAACAAATTGCTGATAAATATCTCCAAAAGCTACTCTATCTTCGTCAGTAACATACTCAAACTTACTGAATGTTGGAACATATGACTTAAACTTACCAGTAGTAATTTCCTTAGTTCCCATTGTAAACTTAACGTCGAAGATATTATAGCTAAGTCCTTGAGCCTTACGCATGAACAACTTATTAGTAAGATTGCTCATGGCTATTTCAAACGGGTCTTTCGCCTTAGAACGAATAAACATTCTAAAAGGAAACTTAAAAACCGTGTCAATAAAGTATGCTAAAAACTCTGTCTCGCATTGTGGTCTATCGAGACTATTCTTAGTCTGACTCCACTTCTCCCAATTCTTGTGTACGTCCATGTTCTTAGAACAAGATGCACAGTTCATTGCTTGAGGAATCTTCGAATTCTTATCAGGTGCAATCAAATCGTATGAATAGCACATGAGGTTTTCAGGTATCCTATTAAGCTGTCCTGCTTGTCCGGTGTACCAGCGTCTTGATGCTGTTGGCATCTTTAATAGTGTAACGACCATTTGATCGTATTGGTCGCCAGTCTCGTTGATACGAAGTGCGCCCTTCTTGGCATCTAGTTGTGTATTCGGCTGAACAATGTTAAGAGTTGATGGCTTCAGTTTGAACAAAGGATTGGTAAAATCTACACCAATTCCCTGATTGTTTAAAATAGTTAATTCGTTTCCCACTAGTTCCTTTTGGTCTTACATTGGTGAGCAAGGTCAGCTTGCGTTTAACACCGGAGTCATCACCGGAAAGCCGAATAGCCTTTGCCGTTTCCACGGACCTTTTAAGTTTTCCATTAAACTACCACCAATACGTATAGTATACATTATCCGTCCCTACTTGTCAAGTACCAAATGCTTTTCTTCATACTTTTTTAGGCAAGCCTGACAAGGATTTCCGCCATTGCAAGTAGGATAGCGAACACCTTTATAAGTCGGATACTTCTTACACTGAATCTTATTAGCTTCCTCTTGAGCAGCTTTCTTAGCAATCTTTTTAGCTAGACTAATAGCACTATTCTCCTCGTTTACTCGTTCTTTAACAGTTGCAAAATCCCTTGATAAGTCTAAAGCTGATAAGAACGCTGATAAATCCTCTTCGTAATTTTCTCTGCCTTCTACATGCCATACAAAAAACTTCCCATCCTCTTTTCCTAGTCGGACTATCCAACGATCATCAATAATCTGTCCTGTTTCCTCTTCAAAAGCTTGTTGGTAAGCAGCAGTTTGCAAAAGAAATTCCGGCCACAATCCGTTGCCCGACTTCCAGTCCACTAGGGACAGTCTATCTTTGAAAACTGTTTTACAACAAGTGGGTTCCTTGCACGAATCGACTAATGCCCAACCATCCATAGTACCAGCATACTGATAGCGCCTTGAGTATACTTTACGCTCAGTACCAAGCCATCTGACGTTGTGCTTATTCATCCACGTTAGAGCGGCCTGTACGCAGCTTAACGCTCTAGGCTCGTTAATCGTTACAGGGATAGGAGCCGTACTAGCTATTGAAGCATTTATATACTTCTCAATCCAAGCATGAGCTACATGACCTACGTTGCCAGCATCTTCTAAAATATCTTTATGAGCACTTTTAGACTGCCTGATAAGTTCTATTAACTCTTTTTCGTTAGTTAGAAAATTTTCATATTGATCATATTGGTACTCAGTTTTAATAAGACTTAGCAGTTTGTTGCCCATCATCTTGCATCCCCAAGGAACGAGAACGGATGATTTATCTAAAATGTGACAAATATTAGTAACCCCATCTAGTGCAACTAATTCATCACCAGTTATTAAATAGTAGACATGGTTTTTAACGTCATATCTAAGCGTTACTTGCCCGCCATAGAACGAATATTCTTCAGTAAGTCCACCGAATTGCTTTGCAAGTTTATCTAAATCATCTAACATTACCCTCTCTTAGCTACCAAATCTAGCAATTTCTAAAAACTTTATTAATTGTCCCAAAGGATAGTCATCCGATACACCTTTCGGAACTTTCTCTGAGTACACTTTAAACCATTTTTCGCATGAGTAGGCTAAGTTCCAAAATTCTAAACGACACCCAAAAGGCATCGGCCATTTTGAATAGCTATAGTCGCAGTCATGAACCGGATGCAAAAGCCTATGAAGCCTATCAGCTAATATTTCAGTAGAGGTAAAGTGACTGCGCCTTTCTTGCTCCGAAGACAGTTCTTGAACATCTTTCATGGCTTGCGCCAGTTTGGTTCTAAGTAGTTCATCGTCCATAAACTCTACACTTCCACAGAAATCGCTCATTATTTATCCTCTCTTTGCAAACTATTAACAGTCCATAGGAACATACTTCCATGCCAAGTCTTCACAAACACTCGGACGACTGTTAAAATCACCGTTCCATGCTCCCTCGTCGTCACGTTCAACATTGTGGGACCATTTTGAGTAGTCTAGCCATAGATGAAAATTTAGCCGCCTATCTATCCATATTTGATAATCACTCCGAAGAAAGGGACCAATTCCTCTACATAAAGAATTTTCAAAACCCGATCCACAAAGGGGATAAGTTAAACGTGTAGGATATTTGGCAGTTTGAGTATATAAAGAAATTGCCACCATTATTGTTATAATTTTATTCATTTAATTTCCTCTTTGCAAACTATTAACATCGATTGATACTGACCGTCCGGGGTTAGCCTTGTACGCTGCTACAGGAGTTACATGCGCCGTAGTCATCTTTATCGACTCTAGGTAACCAAACCGCCAGCCACCCTCATAGTAACGTACCAGACAACCGAGTACCAGATTATTAGGTAGACTATCAGGGATTAGCTCGTCCTTAACCTTAGCTGGTCTACCCCGCTTCTTAGGTGCGCTCGGTGGTACGTTCTCTATAAGTTTTTTCATAACTCTAAGCCGAACCGTAACCGTTCATTGGTATCCATACCATATCGGATTAGTTCATCTTCAGTAGGAAACGTGTCACCAGAATTACCTGCTCGACAGTCCCATCCTGTGTAATCGCACCAACCTCTAGCGACAAAGAATCTGCCGTCTTTTAATTGGCCCCAGACAACCCAACTCTGTTCGTCTCTCTCGCCTTCTACTTGTCCCTTAATGGTTACTACATCTTCACGAGAGAAAGTAGGTTCAGGGGTTAGTACACCATTAATTAAACGGTTAGGGATAATAGGTTCGCAGTTGCCGCCACCACCTTCACCGAATACTTCCGCCCAATCGTAACTATCAAGTTCTGTTAACATTTATTTCCAATCCTCCATCCACTTCATAAACTCTGGATTATCGTGTATAAAACTTGATCCAGACATTCCTAATTGATATACTAGACAATGGTCGTGAGTTAGCTTGATGCGAGCTATTCTCTGTATCTTGGTATCATCTTCACCGCACAGTTCGGCGTGGTTAATCTCATGCCACACATCGTCTCTCAGCAAAGCCTGTGACACAAAAGGATCATACCAAATTGTATTAGAGTCACAAGCAGTCATTGCTCCAGTGTGACCAACAACGTTTCCTTTGTCATCATATACATTAAAATTTACATCATCATGATAGTCATACTGTAAAAGTAACCAACGTTGTCCATTGATAGTGAGATTCGCGGGTGGCCCTGCCAGTATGTTCCACGTTATGTGTTCAGGACTAGGAATAGGTTTAGGCTTAGTGTACCAATGTGTTGTGAACATTGATATTATAAATATTAATACTATCCCAATAGGTATAAATACTTCTGTCCAATGGAAATTACTCTTTCGGGTCAATGCTTTCTCAGAAAAAGATTTAATCATTCACTTCCTCCAAAGGCAAAGTCTCCTGAAAAGCCTTGCTCTTACGTACCATTTCGTTAAACGCCTTTTCAGCACGTTTCCAGCCACGAATCCAAAGGGACCGAAAGGGAGCCTTGCTGTAAGGATTGTTATAAATAGGAATACGTGCAGAAAAAGCCTTTTCTCCTGCTCCGATGAACGCATTGTTAACTTGCTTATATTGGTCGAACATTATTTGTCCCTTTCTATTAAACTTATTTTACTAAGACTCATATTTCTGGTATATTGTAAAGTACCAATACATCTCGCTGCTGGATAGTCTTCAAAAACCTTTTCTTGTATTCTTTCTACAGTCTTTCCAGAAACTATAAAATCATCTACTATAATGTATTTAGAGCATTTGGTAAAACCTTCTACATCTTGCCAAGAGTGCCGTTCCTCATTTTCTTTGCGAACTAATAATAAATGCTTATTAAGTTTGTAAGCAAGAATAGGAGCTACTAATGCTCCTGACATTCCTGTGAACGCAATGCTATCATACCTCTTATTAATTGTTTTCAGAAATTTGACACAACGGGCGACATTCTTCTGAAACTTTTTAGGTAACATGTTGTCTTTACCCATGTAGCCAGATGTGTATCGGTTTTCTTTTAGATAATCGGCTTTAGTCATGGAAAAACTCTTTCTTACGTCCATAAGGTATTTGACAAATACCACAAAAAAGTCCAACCCTGTTCTTAATTGGTTTTAAAAACTTTTTAGGTCTTATCCTTCCACATCCAGTACAAGGTAATTTTCTTGGCTGTTCCATTATAGTGATCCTATAAATGCTTTGCTAGCTTCGGAGTCTGAAACTTTCAGATACTCTCCGGTTGAAGCAATACTCTTGTGACCTAGGTACTGTCTTATATTTTGAATTCCGGCTGTCTTAATAGCAACCATTGCACAGCTATGTTTGAGAGCATGAGGATGTAACTTATGCTTCGGCAATCCTGCCCGTTCCCCTGCTCTCTGGATTAGTCTCCAAACCCCTGATCTGGTCATAGGGAACAGTCGCTCGTTAGGCTTTAGAGTACCATACAGTACCCTTAAACGTCCAGCTTCATTTAGCTCTGGGTCCGGATGCTCGACAAACGGCTGCACGGTCTTTAACGATCCTTTTAACCTTTGACAGACAACGTGACCATCCCTGATATTTTCTTTAGTAAGTGTTGTTAATTCTGATACCCTCAAACCATGCGAGAATCCTACAGCTATCATTAGCTTCTGACGGTCTTTAGGAATCTCCTTAATAAGTCTTTTCAGTTCGTCCTGTGTAAAATGCTGCATGACAGCCCTTTCTAGGCGTTTGAGCCATGTACAGAGCATACAGGTTGCTTGGATGATTTGTCAATTCCTCCGCGCTGATCGGGTTTGTAGCGCCATTGAATAGCCGGTTGCAAGCACTCGACACACTTGCGGTTGGTTGCGAATTCTGAGATTGGTTTAAACGTATTCATTGTCTAGTTGCACCTTTCCAATACCTGATAGTTTCCATACTAATTCGTGAGAAGGAATGATTTTCATTAACTCTTCAATAGTACCAACATGTTCGGTCCCTTTGGGATCATGGTATGCGTATCCTATACACAAAACGCCTTTCGGGCGGGATTCCTTTAAGGGTTAGGTTCCACATTAATAAATCTCCCTAATAGCAATTTTTCCACATTTACTACAAACTCTGCTTTGTATAAGGGCTATTAGGGATGGTCTAATAACCCATTTAGACCAACTATGCAGTATGTGCAATTCTTTTAATAGATTAACCATAAACATCCTTTCAGGATTATAGTGGTGGACACGGCAAGACTCGAACTTGCGACCTAACGATTAGAAATCGTTGGCTCTAATCCGCCTGAGCTACGTGTCCAAACCGTTTTCAGAAATATGGGTCCATGCTGTTAACGACTTGATACCCTTCAGTCATTAGCGCAGCCTTTACTTTGGCATGGACTATACATAAAACTGGATCGTTCGGCATGTCACCGTCCGAATACCCTGTAGTAACCTCTACCATTTCTATCTGATTATCATCCGATAAGGGCTGTACGCTATCAGTTCTAAAACCTCTTATCCAAAGACTATGCTCTGATCCGCAAACATTTACGTAAAAAGTTTCAGTAGTGTAATCTTCTGGTTGTGCTTGTGCTATAACCTGACACTCTGGAACACTTATAATGGCAGATTCCACATTGTCGCTATTCCACTGTTTCATTTTTACGCTCTCCCTCTAATCTGTATCCAGCAAATAGCTTGTAAGTCTCTCGGAGCTAGACCAAGCTTTTTAGCAGCCTTCTGATAGTCTTTCTCAATTCCCAAATACAGAGTACCACGGATGTAAGGTGTCGTCAAGTTAGGAATAGCCACCTTAGCCGCCCAACTATCAACCGTTACACCGTCTGTGTCTCCTAAAATGTTCTTGAAGAATCGGTAAACTTTGAAGTTGCGTCGGCTTTGTCCTAAAATACTTATAGGATTTGCGCCGTTAGCAATGTCCCAAGCTTTGTAGACGTTCGCCCAAATACCGGGAATTAAAGGGAAGTCGTCACCCCTGTCAATAGCTGTGAATAGCTTCGCTGCCGCTCGTTTGTTGACATTCCAGCTTTGTCTAGGACTGAGCGCCGCGATTACTCCTGCTGCTCTCTCAAAGTCTTGGCACAAACTTTTAGCAAAACTAGCAGCATTTGGATACCAGTCTAATCCTGCTTGGATAGTCTGACTATCAGCTTGTGAATAACATTTTAGTATGTTATTGACAGACACTATTAAATCCTTTCAGATAACGGGTTAAAAGGTTGGTAGCCAGAGAGAGACTTGAACTCTCACGTCCCGAAGGACAGCGGAGCTTAAATCCGCTGTGTCTGCCATTTCACCATCCGGCCACAGGTTTATGCCAAAAAGATTAATGCAAGGATAAACAGGATAGGATGTGCTGCATAGGCTGCTGCAATTGCCGCGCCATATCCGATAATCCACAGAATAAATAAAGCTAATAGCATATTTTTATCCTCTCTAAAGATTTTAGTGCGGCTGCTAGGGATTGAACCTAGAACCTCCGCGTTATGAGCACGTTGCTCTAACCAATTGAGCTACAGCCACATCTCCTAGTAACTGTTAACAGTAACCCTGATAGTCTTGTCTTCCAAAAGATTAATAAAACGTAACGCATGATCTGCCAGCTTATTAATAGACTTATTAACAGCATTGGCGTAATGGCTCAATTGCTGATCGACACCTTGTCTAGCTTTGTTTTCAAATCCGTCTCTGACAGGAATAGCAACAGCAGCCCAAAGTTCATCAGTTGCACCTTGCTCTGCCAAATCCTTATCAGCTAACAGAATGTCGCCAAGTGTATAGGGTCCGATTGTCAAATCAGGGTAATAGTTTGCCACCAATCGCAAAGTTTTGCGTCGGAACAAAAGGATAACGCTATACTCATTCGTAAGAGTATCTCTATCAAAAATTGAGATAACGTTAGTTTCTGGTTTTGCCTCTTCTGCTACTCGCTCAATGTACACATCGTCGGGAGTAGTTGTAAATCCGTAAGTATCAGACATTTTTTATTCTCCTAAAAGTTTGTGCCCTATTCCTACCTACGCTCAGGATACCAGCTAATCTTTCAGGTATCGTTTTTGCCAATCGGATCATAGGGCACGGTAAAGTTTCTAATAATTTAGTTGCCCTTAACCTTTCCGACAGAACGCCACACACGAATTCCGCCAGCTTCGGGACGCAGTGTAACGTTAAACCCATTCCGATAGGCGTAGGCACGGACAGATGCCGTAACCGCCTTAACCTTATCGTCAGTAGCAGGAACCTTAAAAGACTGGTCACTACCGGGAGTCAACTGCGCCAATGGGAATTCAAGACTCGCCTTGCGTCCGCTACGCTTAGGAACAGAGACAGTCTCAATTGCAAATGTCTTCGTTGCATTGTCAGTAAGGGTTTCAGTAATTTCGGTACCATCGGTAACGGTTGCGGCGACTTCGGCGGATTCCGTAGCAGTCACAACGGGTTCAGTCTGATTTGTCTTATTACGACCCATAATTTCTCCTTTGTTTTGCGTACTGAATACGCTCTAGTGTTAGATTAGCTTATGTCTTAAACTTTGTCAAGCCTTATTTCAACATTTTATATTTAGTTCTTGCAAAATAGTTTTAGCAAATGGTCTAGCAGCGGTTACATTCAACGGCAAGTATCCTGAGAAGTTATTAACATCTTCTACAGTAACCTCTTTTCTAGTAGCTGTCTTATATGGTTCAAACACATTAAGACGATTAATAGCATCTGGTCCCTTAATATCTATAAAATTATTAAGAGTAGGGCTATACACAAGGCAATGACTAGGGGAATTATCACCACTGTCAAACTTCGTGTAAAGTCCGTAGATAGGCCATCCTGTTTCCTCATGGATAGCGACTGCTAGACTGTGACATTGACCGCGAGTAAACACTAATTCAGCCTCTTCGTCAATTACTCCTAAACCTTTATCATCAATGGTTAATTCAGCTTCGGTAGTACCAAACCATCCTGCATAGTGTTCGACAGTCACCTTATTCATCACGGAATTTCCTTCTGCTAGTGTTGACACCAACGGTTAAAAGGTTATTTGGCAGCCATGTCTAACCTCTTAGAAGATTTTTTGACCTACCCTATTGTTCCATTCTTCACGCACGTTGTCAACAAAATTCTTGTCAACGATTGTAAATTTGTTTTCGATACAATCAAAGACTGTTAGTCCGCGCTCTTTCATTTCTTCGTTCTGGTCAGAGGTTATCAGGTACTTTTCAGCGACTATTGCCAGTCGTTTAGTACCATCAGTTCGATAGGCTGATAGGATTTGCTGACAGGCAATATAGGACAATCCGGAGTTATGCGACATTTGCAATGCACGGTCCATTATCTTACCTCGATTACTATTGCATGGTTAATAGGTTTAGGTTCCCATCCACAGTTTAAACATCTTCCGCCAAACGTTAGATGGTAGGAGTTGCACGTCTTTTTGGCAGCCGTCATAACCTCGAAATGCGTCTGTCCTTTAATGTTTACCTGCATGTCATGCTCCTACTGTCAAAAGGTTAGTAACATCGTAAGCAGGGATTTGTACCGCTGTCAGGATATAGGGGCACTCAATGATATAAACTTCTTTCTGGAAAGTTACTTCACCAATTGCCCTAGCAACTTCGATAGCCTTTTCGTGAGTAACCCCGAACAGCTCTATTACTAGACTATTCTCAGTACAACCTTTGTAGCATCCTTGTGCTTCGTAAAGAGTATATCCGTCTACTCGTGAATTAAGAGCAGACCTAACCATTTCCTGATAAATGTTCTCACAGTAGATTCTATACACTTTTTGTCTCTTTCTGCAACCTTTTTGCGATTGCTGCTAGGTATTTGATATGTCTACCGTACTCCGCGATTTGTTCTTTGGAATAATGTTCTAGTCTTCCGATGGCTTTATATTTTTCAATCCATTCTGCTATGTCATGAACATGGCAACCTATTGCTATTTGGGTTAACGAGCAAAGGGTTAGAGAATGTTTAGAACCTTGTATGTAAGGTGGAGAAAAGTTCCAAGCATCGCCGGACACCCGAGCATTGCTGGACACCCGAGCATTGCCGAACACCTGAGCATTGCCGGACACCCAAGCATCGCCGGACACCTGAGCATTGCCGGACACCTGAGCATTGCCGGACACCCGAGCATCGCCGGACACCCGAGCATTGCCGAACACCTGAGCATTGCCGGACACCCAAGCATCGCCGGACACCTGAGCATTGCCGGACACCCGAGCATTGCCGGACACCCAAACATCGCCGGACACCTGAGCATTGCCGTGCACAATAGATGTAG